GCGACGACTGCGGCTTGAACAAATGGTGGGCTACTAACAATACACCACACTGTTTGACCTGGTTCGAAACTATAGGATGCTGTTGCCATGTTATTCTCCTTATGGACCTACGGATGGTGCGTAAGCAACGATAAATCCGTCTGGTGTTGAATCAGGAACTGTTTCGACTACTGGAATGTTTGTAAGTGGACCTCCTATAACAACTGGTCCTGTTGGATACACTGTGTATACGCCATCATTACCAGTGGAGCCTGAAACAGTGAAACGATATCCTGATTGAAAGTCAGCTGCTTGATCGCCATCCACCTGAAATGAATCAGGATTTGTGTTTGTACCTGGTACGGCAGCATTGATAGCGACAAAGCCTGTTAATGTAGCAAACAAATCCACGTCTGTGATGGCAATTGTTGAAGTGACACCAGTTGTATTTGAGGTGAGTCGAAGATCACCACCGACAAGTGCCCATGTTGCACCAACTGTATCAGTTTGAAGTTCAGCAATAAGTGTAGTGTAGTCTTGTGCTGTAGAACCCGTAACATCAATTAGTTGTGGTGCTCCACCATCTACAACGACTGATGCTGTATAAACCGTTGCATCAGGCGTTAGGCCCGTTGGATCTGCACCAACGTGTCCACCACCTGTATCAACTACTTGGTATCCTGCTGATGATGCTCCGGGGAGAGCCAAAATTGCATACTGTGCAATAAACGATGCGACAACGCCTCGAAACATTACCTGTTCAATGTTTACACCGTCAGTATAAGGAATACCGATTGGAGCATACCCTGCATTGATTTTCACTTCAACTGCAGCATTGAAGGCAGCAATGCCTACGATTGTTCCAGTGACAACGAAATACTCTGGTGTTCCAACGGTTTGTGTAGCTGTCATTAATTTTCTCCTAGATTCTTCTTATTTATGCGCTATCGACTTCTCTTGACACGTCATACCACCCTGTGATCCAGTCTTTATATTCTTGTGTCCCAAATTCATACGGGCAGTCGCTTATAAGACATCCTTTATGAAAAGCCCACCATCCTTCCCAATACCAAAAACGTGAATCCACTGGGATCCTCCTCTTACATGGAAAAACTTTCTCCGCACCATTCGTATAGATTAGTAATGTTGTCAAAACGAACAAGCCCCTTTCTGTATAAATCAAATACAACTTGTTCCGCTTTTGCGTGGCAGTTGTTGTGTTGTTGAACAGTTAGCAGCACCAAATTATTCTCGGTATTGTTCGTTTTATTTCCATCAAGATGATGTACAACTTCCTTTGATTTCAATCGCCGTTGAAGTTTATTCTTCATGATATAAACGTGTTCATCAAGCCAGTAATAACTACTATATTTACGACGAGGAAGGAAAGGATAGTCAGGACCGACATAAATTTGATTGTATCCTTCTGTACCCATTCGTCGTTCACCAACCTTTTCATAACAACGCTGGCGGCGGACTTTAAGCCCTTCAGCGTGAGCTAGGTGGATGGACGGGCATTTTTCACAGTAATGCTTATATTTGTTCGTTAGTCGTTTTGGAGCAACGTCACCACGATTTCGTGTGAATTGTTGTCCACAATTGTCGCACTTGAAGTGCACAATCGTTCGGTGTCGAAGCCGTAATCTTGTTGATTCCTGATTTTCATAAGAAATACGTTCTTGTTTCAGATACATTCTTTTTCTCCTGTTATATTTATAAACAGAACGAAAAAGTTGACATTTTATGAATTATTCATTGGTATTTATAGTAAAGGACGAACCGCACCCGCATCGAGCCTTCTCATTAGGATTGTTAAATTGGAAGCCTTCTTGAAATCCCTTCCGTGTATAATCAATCATCAATCCTGTAACAAATCGCTCATCTTCAGGTTTAATGAATACCGTAAATCCCTCAAATATTTGTTCCAATGCCGGGGCAATGGGTTGATCCACGTATTCAGTAACGTAAGCGTATCCTGTGCAACCCACCTTTTTTATACCAAAACGAATGCCAATACCTGCTCCTCGCTTCTCAATTGCTTTCTGAATGTGAAAAATTGCTGCTTCGGTTAAATTCACTACTTGTGTCATATTATGATGCCTCTTTTAATGCGTCACTGAGATATTTGCGTAATTTTAGATCATGTACCATATTTATCAGGCGGCGTTTTGTATTACGATTAGTTGTTGCTCGCATAGCACATTTGATGACATCAATGTCTTGCAAATGTATTGGTACTTGTCCTAACACTTCCGGAGTTGTTTTAACTGCTTCTAATAATAAGGATTTTTCCATTAAATCATGACGAACATATCGAAGCATCGTTGGGGCACGTCGAAGAACTGCTGACACAAGTTGAGGAGTTTGAATAGCTGGATTGGCTGATTGCAGTAGTTCGGGACGGCGTTCAATAATTGCAGATTGAAAAGATGCAAGTTGTTGTAAATCTGGTCTAATCAATCTCAATGCAAGACTTGGATCGTGCCCTACAACCAAGAGAGCAATTTTTTCATTTTGTGCTCTTTTGTCAACACAATCTAAAAGATCAGCTATAGAAAGAAATCCATCTTGGAAGTATTGGACATTGCGAGATGTCAGTGATGATTGTAGTGCTGCGAGTAATCCTTCAGATGTAACAATTTTCATCAAAGGAATGAACCCAATCGATTGTGCTATGTCGTCAAAAGCATCTTTCAGTTCTGGGTACTGTTTAATTAATGGACCAAGGGTAACTCGTTGATCGAGTGCTGTCATGTACTGGTGTGATTGAAAATGAAACTGATACTTTCCAGAATCTGACATGATAATATAAAGGGGGCCTTCTTTATTATAAATATCAAAGTAATTTCTTTGTGTTGCAGAAGTGCACCAACGAGTTCCTTTACCGAAGTGAATTGCTGCCTCTTTCGTACGAGGTACTATCACTTTGATTGTTTCTCCCTGATACTTCCAATACGCTTTTCCGTCGACGATTAATTGATGTTCTTGGCGCCTCCCCGCTTCTTTTTGTGAAGGAGCAACATTTTCTGTTCGATAGTCTTCAACCAATGCAAACACTTCAGCAGTTGATTTGTATTGGTTGATATCTGTCGGCTTTCTATCTCGTTTGAGACGTGGTTTGTAGTTGTGAAAGGCTTCAACTTCGTCCTTTACTCTTTCCAAGTCTTCAAAGTGAAAATCTCCTTCACAATATCGTTTGGTAATCCATTGCAAGTATTGATGATTTGGTGTCGGGTCGGCCTGCTTAAGACGATCTAAAAACGTAATAATAGTTGAGAGATCAAGGTTACTCGTGTCAGCAAGAACGAAATCTTTCTTCTTGAAAGATTTCGGAACAGTTCGATCTCGCTCGATTGATTTTACAACCTTTGCACCCATAGCTTGTGCTATGTACATCGCCCTTGCTTCAAACACTACATTCTCCTTTTCTTGAGAAGTGTAGTGTATTTACAGGGTCGGGAAAACAAAGAGAGGGCATTTTTTGCCCTCTCTTTATAGAGCTGTCAATCGTGCAGAGTATATTGCTTCTTTGATCTGTTGACCCGTTGTACATTTTATTGCAATTGAAGCAGCATCAACGCTCTTAGCATTTTTCCAATCACTCATAATCATTGACAGTTGAACGTCCAGTTCTGGAAATAATGCTAATGTTTCTACACACTTTTGCATAACCATTGCCGATCCACTAAATGCTCGCATCTCATATAACACATCCAAACATTGTGCCGTAGTGAAGAACGAATAATGCACAAAATCGTTGAAATGTTTGTTGAAAGTGCGGCTAACCTCAGCACAATCGTTTGGAATACGACACGTTGTATAATCGTCATCTGCGAAAGCATGAGAAATCAATACAAATCGAACAATCAAATCATGTTCAGAAGTAACCTGCCACAATCGATTGGAACTGTACTTGCAATATGGTTTAAGAGCATCGGATCGAGTAAAAGCACCACATCGTGTCAACGTGTCAAACATTACTGCAGGAGTTTTTTCCATCAACCCTTTTTCAATCTCCGTCCAAATTCGCTCTTGTGGAATAAAATCTAATTCATGAGCAATTTTGTTCATCAATTCAATTGTGTCAGGAGCAATGTCAAACTTGTACCGGGCTGCAAATCGGGCTGTACGAAGAACACGAACAGGATCTTCAGCAAACGCTTCGCTGGTATGTCGCAGTATTTGTGCTTGAAGATCTGACTGACCACCATGTGGATCAAATAGATGACCATCTTCATCCATCGCCATAGAGTTGATTGTTAAGTCTCGCCGACACAAATCATCTTCCAAAGTAACATTTGGATCGTGTTTTGTTTCAAAGCCATTATAGCCCACACCAGTCTTTCGTTCCGTACGAGCAAGAGCATATTCTTCACCGTCCTTCAAGAAAACGGGAAAGCTTGACCCCACTTGTTGATAGCCCAAGTCGAGCATTTGCTGTGGAGTTGACCCCACAACAACATAATCAATATCTTTAGGTGTCAAGCCGAGTAACTTGTCTCGGACACAACCGCCTACTTGATAGATTTTCATTCGTCATCCTCAATCTGAATTTCAACAAATATTGCAGGAACGATCAACACATATTTTGCACGTTGATCGATATCACCTTGCATAATTCCATATTCGCTGATGATTTGTTTCGTTTGATTGTATACACTTACGGGATCGAAGAGAATGTCTTCACAATCGAGCAACAATTCTTTTCGAGTAACGAATGGCTGTTCCGTTTGTTTTTCAACATTAACGAGACGAGCAGCAGTACCTTCTTGAATTTTGAAAAGTTTCATGAGACCCTCCACACATTTGATGCATGGTCAACTAATCAGGGTCAAAAGGCAACAGAAATTATTGCTCGCCGACGTTATTCTGTCCCCAATACACACGGGCAACTTGCTGTGCTGTTTGTTGAACAGCAGCTATAGATGCACCCGTTGCTTCTGGAAGTTTGTTGATAATTTGTACAAGTCTTTTTGCTGCATCATCAATTGATGGTGCATTTTCGAAGTATGTCCAATCATGGTTGTCGGCACGAAGATGGTTTGCCAATGCGCCACGAATATGAACAATTTGATCAGTCATTCCTGAAACATCTTTACGAAAATCGGCCGTGCCATTATTTTGATCAGCTGCAGCTCCGCCACCGAATGGTGCACCAATGCCTGGAGTTTCAACAAGTATCAGGAAAATATCTTTATTACCAATCTTACCTTCAGAAAGAAACTTAACAACGTTGGAAATTTGTGCAACACAATATTCAGCAACAGGACTTGAACCAGTATCAGAGTGAAGTGGATATTCTGCAACGAAATACTGTTGTGTTGGACTATATCGAAGGTTAAGACTAGTACCAGTTAGTTTATCTTTAAACTTGGCGGTAATTTCATTACGGCCTGAAGATGAACGATCTACAGGAACTCCAAATATCTCTTTGAATTTTGAGAACACTTCTGATGGTTTATTTTGTAGGGAATAGAAATAACGGACGATTTTTTGTCCATGTTCCGTTGTAACTTCCGTTCCTTTTGGTTGTGTCTCACGACTAATCAAACGAAGCAGATGTAGATCATACCGAAGTTTGCGATCTGCATCATGTTCATTATGATGTGAAAGAAATTTCGACAGACGCATCATTTGATCACCCGTCATTGGTTCTTCATGTTCTGAAAGGCTTTGATGCTCGTGTTGTTTAGGATCGTATTTACGATATGGCTTGTTCTTTGTTTTTTCGTAATCACGATGATACACGCGGCGGGCAACTTTCTTAATGCTTTTCTTCTTCGCTTTTGCCTCTGTCAATAGAAATTCACGCAAGTTCATCGAGGTGCCCTCGCCATCGCTTGACGCAATTGAGTTTCAATTTGCTGTCCATTTTGAGTGCTATTTTTGATAATTTGTTGAACTTGAGACCACACAGCAGGATTTTGTTTAACTGTTGCTTGAATTTGTGCAGCAAGTTGTAAAAGTTGTTGCTTTAGAGCAATTTGTTTTCGTATATCACCTTTTTGTGAAGCTGCATGACCAGCATTAACCATGTTCTGAAAGCCCTTTACAATGGGATGTTGGCGAGATGAAATGTAATTAGCTATTGAATTACCAACATAATGGCCGGCTCCTTTAATAAAGTCGATTGGTCCTTCTGCAAGTTGTTCACCATTAAATTGTTTCATAAATGACGCAAAATCGTATCCACCATTGCTCATTGACGGTGTTCCATTTGTACGAAATGCATCTGGCACCTGAGATGATGCAGGAGGTGGTGGCCCACGTTTTTGCACTGGTTTTGCTGTAGGAGCTTGTTGAACTGTAGGAGGTGTAAATTGTCCAGAAAGTTTTGAAAGCTTTTCTGCTGTGCGAACAAACTGAACAACTAATTTATTTAAGGAGCGACGAATATTTGCAGCATGTGATGCTGCTTGCCCTGCACCAATAACGTTGCGAACAGCTCGAACAGGAGCACTGCGTCCAGTCATTCGACCAAGCTCACTAGCTGCTCCACCAACAAAATCTAATGGACCTTCATTCAAAATGTCACTAAGTTTCATTTTTATCCCCTGGCGTTCTTCCACATTGCTGCAGCTGCAACTTTATCACCAGCTTCTTTGCTGCCATATCGTTTTGCTGCTTTTGCAGCAACTTTTTTAAAGTTCTTACCTTTTTTACCAATATCTTTTCCATGAGCAGCTTTCATAGCAATTGCATGCTTCTTTTTCTTGGAAAGACCTGCAGAAGGTTTCTTTTTTTCAAGAAGAAGTGTTTCAACCAACACAATTTCTTCTTGGGTTATTTGTTCACATATTGTGTATTCAAAAATCAAATAGTCTTTGAATGACATTTCTGGTAGTACAAATTCTACACTTTCGGTCACATGTTGAGGAAGTTTCTTCGACTTTGTCTTTGCAAAATCTTTAGCAGCTTTACCGGAAATGCTTTTTGCCGCCGTTTGAAGTTTTCCAACAAGACTAGATGGGAGACTTGACATTTTTAGCGTACCCTTCTTAAGGGCATGCACCATACCGAAAAAATGTTGTTGAGCTCTGCTTACTGCTGGCATATCCGTTCTCCCTTACGAGGCGTCCGCATTCTGGTAGTGCCAGAGTGTGTTGATAATTGAATTTGTTGCTGGATCAGTTGCTGGCATGCGTTTTTTACGCTTTTTTGGTGCTTGTACGTATTTCTCGCCGTAATTAACTATGTCATTAACACCATCAACTAATGTCTCACGGTATTTATCATCTGCCCCACGAGTTTCAATGGGGTTTTCAATTGGACTAATAATTTCATCTAAACGCATCAATATCTCCGTAAAATATATGGATATTTAGTCGTCGCCTTCTGGTTCAGATGAGATTTGGGTAAGCTCGTCTCGTAGCTGGTGAGCAAGTTCTAAAACGATGTAAAATTGCGCTTCATCCTCGCGCAGGATCGTTAGAATCATATCTACACGATCGATAAGATCTTCAACAACTGTCATGGTACCTCCGTAAAAGTGATGCTATTTACAGAGGAGCATGTTTATCCAAGTAAAAGTTCTTTATTATCGACAGTCACAGGAATGACTTGAGCATACTGACGTGATGCTTCTGGCAGAGATAGAATCTGAGCTTCTGCTAATTGGTACGTGGGTTGTGGAGTGCAAACGGCAACACCGTTCACTTTAACGATATAACGAGTTGGGGCAACTTCTGTAAGCATAATAATCTCCTTTCGGAGTATTTACCCGCAAAATTTGCCCCAAGCCTTTACCCTTGTACAGGACCGTTTTCAAACTCTTTTTGATCTTCGTACGGTGCGGCGACTTTGCGGTAAAATTCGAGAGAAGCACAAAAAACTGCTCCCATCGCATCATTGACACCACGATATCCACCGTCTTTGTACACACGATGTAAAATTCGTGTAATAATGTAGTTAATGTTACCTTCCATGTTGTTGGACGGATCATCCGACTCTAACTCCCTAAGGGCATTTAAAATCGCCTCAATATGAGGATCTAGCACGTTTCTTTTCTCATCTACAATATATGGCATATCTATTCTCCTTGCTTAGCGTCTTTTTCCATTTGTTGGATAAAGAATTCGTACCGATCTGCATGAGCTTCATGAGTTCTTTTAACAATATCAACGCAACTTTTGCAATAGATCGGAGTTAATTTTGATACAAATTGTGCACCACTCTTCGTAAATGGGTCACCACATAGTGAACATAAGTAATATGGAGCAGCATGACGATTTCCATATACGTCACGTTGTAAAATTCTGTCTGGTAATTTGCCCAAATATTGATGCAGATCGTCAAATGTATCAAACATTCTCGTAGCATTTGCTCGGATCCAACCAGGCACTTGTTTCCATTCTGGTAGACCATTTACTAGAAAATATGGCACATCGTGATCATATGCTTCTTGACATTCGCTTTGCGTTCCAGCTCCACGTTGAGCTGCAACGTCGAAATAAACTACCAGTGCATGACTATGGTGGCGAACTAATTCAATATCAGCACGAACAATCTGTCGACGAATATTTGACTTGTATTGAAGCAAATCTGTCGTTTCGAGGAACATATATGGATGTCCACACACCGCTGAATATTCTTTATCGAGCGATGTAATATCGATTGGGTAGTATTTCATTCCCCGCAAAGTAATTGAACATTGTTCACGCCATGACGCACCTAAGTTATCTGCGAATTGCATTCCACCAGACAAATACAAATTACCATTAGGATACAGAGGATGATTGATCATTATTTAAAGATCCTTAACTGCCGATTCCGAATATTGCGTGGAAAGCTAACGCAACGCAGAATGTGAACAATGCAAGAAATAACATTTTGAACTCCTTAATAAGTGATTTAATTATCGCTAACTTACTTCATAATCTCAACAAGTTGTTGATATGCTTGTTGCAAATGCTGTGGATGTAACAAATTAAATACAGGAATCTTTTGTGTTGAGGCAAGAGCAATAGCTGATCCCGTCCCTCCAGTTTTTTGTGGAGTATAGGTATGATGATCCGTGCAGCCATCCTTAGTCCAACATACTACAAAATTTGTAGGGGTATCTAAATCTGGTCCCATGATTTGATGCATGTTACGGGCAATTAATAATTTGTTCGGTCGACGCATAGTTCTATAATATGGATGAACCTTTGCTGCCAAATCACCGGCTTCGTCCAACGGAAGGAATGTTTGAGTATCTTCACGTTTCTTTTGAAAACCATTCCATGGAATAAAAATTTGTTTTGGTCCTTTGCCACATCCTTCTTCAAAGGCCATGTCGGCACCTGCTGCAGCACCGGAACGAAGAACAGCCCCACATAATGCTGCTTCGCCAGCAAATATTTTCATTTGAACAATAATATCTTCCGGAGTTTCGCGACTTCCAATCCCGCAATAATATATGTTTTTACTTAACATTTTTTATCACCTGCAGACAAAAGGCGACAAACTCATCTTTTGTCAAATCGTTTTTCATTCTGTTTACTCCCCACTTACACCAAACAACATTCTGTTCTGTATATCCAACATTAGGAATCATTCGATCCAACGAAGGAAAATCTTTATGTGGTGATTTTTTATCGGACGTTACAGCAAAGAAATCCATCTCTTCGCCAGTATAAAAACACTTACCATTTTGTCCCACCCACAAATCAAATAAAAATTGTGCCGTTAGTGAAAAAGCAAGATCAGAGTTTTTAGCACGAAACCTTATGTGTGCTAGCAACCATTCACCATACCACTTTACGTCCCGTTTCCGCCGATCTTTTCGATCAGCTCGTATTGTCTGTAAGCAATGTTTACATTGCCCACTATAGCCATAACGTCCATCAATTTGTTTATGATGAATATCAAAGTTTGTTTCAATATCGTCGTAAACAATTTCACACTGCGTGCATCGTTTTTTCTCTTGTGGATGTAATGTATACCTGTTCTCATTTCGTATTTCGAGTTCTCGATTTGTTGCTTTTCGTGTTAGTCCCATCAATTATTCTCCGTTATGCGGGTATTTATACGATGGTACCACATCATGAACCTCCTAATACTGTTCTTAAACGCATTAAGATTTTTCCAAGTTCGTTGCGACCGTTGCCGCTATCAGGTGGACTAATGCCCCACACACGGTCTCCCCAAGTGTTGCCTTCTTCAAGAATAGCATCACCAGTGTTGAGTAATTTTTGTTTTAAGTTTGGATTTTGATAAAACTTTGCATAAACAATTTCGTACATTAGATCAACTTTAACTTGTTCCCAATCGGAACGAAGTTCAATAGTACGTCCAAATCGTTTAACTTCCCCCTTACCATCCATTTTAGAAATTTTGATACGAAGGTCTCGATCAAGAGTTTTTGCAGCCACGTAAGCATGTTCACTAGATTCCCAAACGATATTATCCCACACGAATTGAGCGGGCCAAAAATTCGAGAGAAAGCGATGAGCACCAAAAAAAGTTGAGATTTTGTCCATAGAATAGACAGTATCTCATTTATACAGGGAAGAGACAACTACCAAGCGAGAGGATCTGTGAAAACTAAATGGCGATCTGATCCTGTGCCACGCCACATAACATTTGCTTCATGTGTGTCGAGTGTGAAACTATGATTATCTGCAAGACGATGAATCAGGTTAATCGTATCGTATAATGCTGGATCTTTTCCACGAAGAATTTTAAGCAAGAAAAACATTCGATCTGGATCGTTAAATTGATCAGGATCAGATAAATCATATTCTGGATCATTAAATGGATAAAACTTCCTATAGTCTTTACCAAGAGGATGTAATTTTTCCATATGAACAACACCATACATCTTTGGTTGTCCACGACCTGATGTGCAGGCAAAAATTTGCACATCATAGATTTTTGGAAAGTAAGGATTGTGCTTTCGATTCATGACTTGCATCAAATACTGCGTATAAGCATCCCATTGATAGTCGGGATATTTAGCATTCATCTTATACGTTTTTACAGCCAATCTTGGATCGTTTGGAGACGCATATGCAACTCCAAACACTCCAGGCTCGCCAAGCTGCTTAATCATGTTACAAGCAGCCATGGTGTTCAATTGCTTGCGGTATTGATTGTATGTTGGCTTGACATGCTTGAGAGGTTCAATATCGAGTGATTTTTCGTCATCGACGTCAATTTTAATTTCGTTTAGCTTCATAACTTTTAAACTAACCTCTTGTTGGAGAAGGTATTTCATTCTTTGATCCAACCTAACTTCTCAGAAAGAATATCAAAGAAATTCCAACCATCTAAATGTAACACTTTACAACGACGTTCAAACGCTTGTAGCGTGATGCTAAAGGGATTTTCTCGTGTAAAGGTTTGGTTTGTTTCTTCAATAACATTACCATCTGCACGTACGGAAATACCACTTGCCCACGCTTCAATTGTGATCAAACTGTCACCAGGAACAACAATTGGGCGAGACGTTAAGGTTAGAGGAGCAACTGGGACAATTTGAAAAGCATCGAGCGCCGGAAGCATAAGAGCACCACCTGCAGATAGAGCGTACGCGGTTGAGCCTGTTGCTGTTGAAATTAAAATACTATTAGCGCGGTGAGTGCCAACTGCAGAACGATTAACATAAATGCTATATTCAATCATACTGTCCGAACCAGTACGAGAAATTGAAACTTCATTTCCAGCAAGATTTGGTTTTGCACCACGAATGATCCACAACATTGTTCGCTGTTCAACAAATTGATTCACATTAGATCCTGTCAACAAATTTGTGAAAAAGTCTTCAAAATTGACTTGTGATGGAAATTGACTGGAGTTAATATCAGTCAAAAAACCAACTCGTCCAAGATTGATGCCAACAGCAGTTGCATCATGCAAAACAGCAGTTCGCATTGCTTGCAACATTGTTCCATCGCCGCCAATTGCAACAATTAACGTCGTATTGAAGATAGCTGCTTCTTCAGTAACAAAATTAACATGAGCACGTTGACACGCCGCTTGAATTGCTTCAAGCATCATTTGAACACGTGCAGGTTTCTTCGTTGGATGGAGTACTGCAAATACGGAAGTAAACATATTAATTGGCCGGGAAACTTTTTAAGTGAGACCACGCTACACCATTTCTTTCGCGATGTGCCTTCATCAATACGTTCCGTATGCGATGTGGAACATTTACATCCGTTTCGGTACCACAATTGCAACACCGAAATGTAACAAAATGATCAAATGAGCCATCCATGTAACCATGTCCTGTTATGAACAGATCACATTCCTCAACCAATAACTTTGATGCGCACCCGGCGCCTCCATTGCCATTACCGGTACAAATCATCTCCATGCTCCAACCTGGACCCTGTTCGAGTATTTTCATAACCCCACCTTCTTCGCATTAGAAATAAATTGTTTAATTTTATGCGGATTCCATCCGTCAAATCCGCCCGTTTTATACCATGCTTGAAAAGACAAAGCAACGATGATCCAAATCAACGGTTGAGTAGGATACAACCAAATCAACCACGAAGCAATTCCGATGACAGCAACATCACCAAGCCAAACCATACTCTGCAAAAACCATCGTAACATTTTGAAACTCCTAAAGAGTAAACACTATACGTTCGAATAGTACCCTTTGTCAACATACGCACTAACTACATCAAGTCTCTGCTGAAGAGTTCCTTTGACGACAATGTGACGTTGTCCAGTTCGTTCTAATGCATCAATAAACATTTGATGCATAGTCATTCTATCATCAACAGAGTCGCGCGTACCATCTTGTTCAAAAGGAATATCTGGATAGGTAACAAAGTACATATCATATTTTCGATCTTTTGAAACATCAAGAACTTTTTGTGTGACATGTCCCAGATATTTCAATTGAAACACTGACGTAGCAAACGACGTTGTGTCAACGATCAAATATCCATTTGACTGTCGAGCCATGTGATCTTCGATGGCATTTTGGGTCTGAGCAATGTGCACAAAATCATCATCAAACCAACTCAATCCCTTTGTTACTAACCCTTCGGCATATAAGCGGCCATACTCAGGAACCCACGGTGTGTGGTACTTTGCTGCAACTGCTTTAGCAAGTGTTGTAGTTCCTGTCGATTCTGCCCCAACAAAAGCAATTCGTTTTGCAAAGTACGCTCGAACGCACGGATCAAGTCTTTCAAAATGGGCTTGCGGGTTTGAACGAATGAGTGTTGCAGAAATTGGTACATGCAATCTTTGTTTATCAACAAGAATGTGTGTTGAACCTAAAAAAGCGCAAAACGGATCGCCATAATCTTCAGAGGTAAACACAAAATCAGGAACACCAATCATATTACGAACAGTGTCCGCCCAAGCTCCTGAGTCGTCGTCTGCTAAATGATCACATAATACACTAAGAACAATCGCAGAGGGGTGCGCCTCTTTGATCCACTCTACTCGATGAAATGCGGGAATTATGTCTGCCTGTTTGTAACAAACAATTACCGTCACCTGATCAACATACCCACTTGCAAACTCAATTAGGAATTTGTGGCCATGGTGGAATGGATAGAACTTGCCGATGACGAGTCCAGTTGTTTGTTCCATGTTTTCCTCCAAGCAACTAATCCAATAAAACAAAGAATCAAGAACACAATATAGGTTACACTTGTGAGGTAAAGTCCTTTGATGATGTATAAGTAGATGTACACCACGTCAGTAACGATCCAAACATACCAGTTCTCAAGATACTTTCTCGACAAAAGGTATTGTGCAACGAGGCTAGAAATCGTTGTGACAGCATCTAGGAATGGGGCAGCGTCTTTGATACTCTCGAGATATTGTGTCATGAAGACAGTACCAATTCCAGCAGCTATTGCCAACAAAATCATCTCGAGATAACTCACACGTCCAACTGTAAGTTCCTTTCGACTATCGCCCCCAAATTTCCACCAGTACCATCCTAGAAAACCTAGAACAATGTAAACAACTTGTAGCATGGAGTCAGCGAACAAATTTGCTATCCAAAATGTGTACAGGAAGAATGCACTATTCGCAATTCCAATTGGCCAGTTCCACATATTCTCTTTAACAACGAGCCATACACACACGACCCCTGTTACAAACCCCAAGACTTCAGGGATCGTGGTGGGTAGTATCTCGTAATATGCCCCAGCAAAAAGCATCAGAGAAATGACTGCGAAAATACCATAAGCTAACTTTTTCATGATGCGTTGGCCTGTTCACGTACTTCAGCGAACGTCCACTCCTTCGTTATAGTACCATTTTCGAAAACTGTTACAAGTTGGCTTTCTTTTGTCAGATCTTCACGATCTGTGTAATATTCACCTTGCTCATTCTTGTACAATCCGAGCCGACCACGTTTACTCTTCTTGGCTGGATCGGTAACAGGATCCTTGTAGATATCAACCCAATTTCCGTCGATCAACATTGCACAAGCTTTTTGAGCAAATTGCAATGTGTCACGATTCATATGTTGAAGGAGAGCGCCTCCCATACCGAACGCAACGTTGTCAGCTGAATACCCATGCATCTTCAACGTGAACAGAATTTCACGAATGCTCACTTCGTTGATGCCATCGCCTTGAATGACACGAACAGTATTGAGAACTCGATAACCCTTGGCATTGACCACAGAACCAAATGCTGTATCAAGACGATGCACACATTCGAGTACAACCGAGGCCGGGTGTCCACTGTCAGGACGAACAACCAATGTTGCACCACTGTCAATTACTTCCTGTTTGAGTTCTCCACCCCACAGATTAGTAACAGCGTTGTAGATGTCATAGCTGTCAGATACAACGGCAAACAATGCACCTTTCTTGCCGAATTGTTGAAGCATGTTGCGAAAGGCGTCAACTTCACCATCACGACCATATGCTGTAATTGTACTGTGTTCGGCAGCTGGAATGCCGTAACCAGGAACTTCAGAAGTATTGTAGTATTCCATGGCATACAGGAGACCTTCAATTGTATCCGTACCCATGAAATTAACCAAGTGTGCTGCCCCACCGATACCAGCACTTTCTTTTGAAGAAACACCACGTGCACCAAAATCGTGGAGTTTGAAATTGATCAGAGAAGGATCACCCGTTTCTTCCAAGTATTCAGCAATAACTTTCTTAATATTTTTGCTGATTGTTGACACAGTCGTACCATACCATACTGCTCGTAGGGCACCAGTTTCGACATACGATGGCAACCAAAAACATTTCGGATCAGTATTTTCAATTGTCACAAGAACATTTTTGGTTGGAAGATTCGTACCTTCACGAACTGCTTTGACACGAAGTGGTAGACGACCTTCGTGAATAGTTACGATGTATTCCCAACCCTCGCGATTGAACGGTTCACCGTGAGCAAGTGCAATCTTTTCAGCCTGATCAATCATCTCCAGCGTAATTCGTTGAGACAAATATTCTTTCAGGTAAATCTGAAGTCCAAAAAATTGGGTATAGTCGAATGAACCACCGCGGGATTCGATATATGAAACAACGGTCGCTGTATTCGGCTTGTATTGTTTCCAGTGGGAAAGTTTGTAACTGTCGGTATTGAGAATACCATTGAGAATGAGATTCGATTTCATAGCAAAGCTCCTTTGCTTTAACCCTCAAGCAGTCTATCCACTTGAGCACTTCTTGTTAGGAGCTGAGGTTCCTAACTGACCTTATTACATTTCACTGTACGAGTAATCCACTCGTTTGACAACAGTATTTATTATGCCTTCTTAATTTTCTGAAATATCTTTAGGATCACCCTTTTGAATATATCCTTCAAACCATGGAGCAGGAAGTAACACTTCATCATGTTTTTCATCACGGGGCAAAAAATGACGAAGCTGCTCATTTTGGTCTTCTGGTAGCCACAAAAAATGTGGCCACCTCATCCAGCTGTACCGGGCGCTCCGGCCCCATCTGATAACGAGGTAGCCACCTTCTTCATCCCATCGGCGAAGAGACCAAGTAAGACAATTGTCCAATCGTGGCTTCTTTGTAACTCTTCGAAGTAATGTAGTAAACACCCAAGCGGTTAGCCAGAGCGCACCCCAAAAAATTAATCGAAGCAACGACGACATGATACACACCTCTCAACTTTACAACCTTACTTCGTGAACCAGCCTTTGACCATATTCCAAACTTTCATCCAAAATGGAGAGAAGACTGCGCCTACTACAACCCCAATTACCAATGTAACTAGATCCATGTTATTCTCCTTAGGGTAAGTTACTTTTTCCACCATTCTTCATCTTCAATGGATAATTTCGAATCAATTCCTTGTCGTTTACACTCGGAGATCTTTTCTAGATAACCATTGTTACGAAGATACTTGAACACCAAATTCTCAACTGAGAATTCGCCGCTCTTCTGAAGACCTGCTTTGCGGTATCGTTTAAGTTTGTTTATCATATCTTCTGCACATCTTGGATCGCATTGTTCTGAGTCTATTAGATCATCTATGTGGCTTACAAATTTCGCTATCTTTGTACGAACAGCAATTGTGTCATATTCTGGCTTTTCGTATTTTGGTTCTGTTACCCACGCATTTTGCTTGAGTGAATAAATTCCAGATGATGTGTGTGGTTCTTGTTCATCTTGAACATATATTTCCACATTCTTATCGTGTAGTGTAATTTCATGTTGATCATTCCACAATCGGCGCTTTGTTTCCAAATATTCTGGAACAATCTGACCATACACATTCACAACTTGGTTCATATCGACAATGACGTGAAGATCAACATCACTCTCATCCGTCCAATTAAAATTTGCGTTGCTGCCTGTCAAGATAATATCACTAATATGCATTTCTGGCATTTTCAAATATTTGCAGAATGCATCAGAAATATCAAGCATTTTCTTGCGGATATCATCTTTCAGCCGTGGACCATCTTCATATTCATCCCAAAATAATGGATTGAGTTTTTCGTGATATTGAGCATTAACTTTGATTTGGTCAGGTTCAATATCTTCTGTAATACAATACGTTGCATACCGGGATAAAACGTGTTCAAATAATTCCAATGTAGATCGAGTAGCGCCGACAATCATTCGCTTTGTGGCTTTTGTAAGTAGCGGATTATCTTCTGTAATAACCATAATACCTTCTTGTCGACGACAATCAGCCCATAGATGTCCACGTTCTACAACCACTCGCTGTGTATCTTCAAGTATGAGTTTTTCACATCGCAAGGCTTCCAGAAACGCCCCAAACGATTCGTGAAAGGTTACATTGAAGTAAGTTTTCTCAACTGACTTGGCAATTGCTCGATTACCTTCTAGTTCTTGTAGGAAACGCATGAAATACCCTCGTGTAGAAGGGTATTTATGCTTTATTTGTGAACGGCTAATAAGAGGTGTTCTAAACAAAACAACAAAAAGTAGATAGATCCGTAGCCAGGGTTCTGTTTTATGCTATCATTCGTCTCAAACAGTTTTAAACTGTTTGGTCTCCGTTTATAGAAGACTGCACTAACCCGAATCCTCGGCGAACAGCGTCATAGGATTCTGTTTAGCTTAATGCGGCCAACGTTATGGTGCGAATGGGACCACAGTCCCTCCCACATTGCGTTGAATCCTGTTCTAGGCATCCCTGAACTTCCTCTACCTTGTTTTCAAGGCAGCGATAGCTCAATCTATCTCCTCTTTATGTCCACAAACTCCTTCTAACCTTGATCAAACGAATAAACATCTCGTCGTCTTCTTGAAAATACTTTTCTTCCATTTCGTGACGCTGTTCGTACGTCAAACCCTTTACATCGTATGGTTCAACTCTAGCTGGCCGTTCTGTCTTCCACCACTTGTATATTGCGAGCTGTTCACGAGCCGCTGCTGCCTGTGACGGACATCCTTCTGGACCATCGTTGTCAAGAGACATCTCCCACTCAAGATGTGCCAGTCCTGCTTCTGGACTACGAAACTTACGTGTCCATCTCAACAAACGATAACGATACCACCGTGGATATCCATACTTTTCCCATTCTTCTCCCTTGCTATCAAACACGACTGCCATCCATGCCTTTTCAATTTCAATGAAGTCAACAAGAAGCTCAAACGCTCCGTGAAACAAGCGTGTGTCAGTCTCGTGATACACACCTGGCTCCAATCGTGTTGGAACCATGTGTGGCTTTGTAATAAAACGAGTGACAAAGTAATAACGAACTGCGTCAAGAACATCGTAAGGAAAATAAACAATGTTTTGCAGTATTGTCAATCCATCACCGGTCAACCAATACACAACCTTGCTCTTTGCTTGAGCGTCAACTTTATATTGATCCCACTCTTCCATTGTGGCAGCAAGTGGCTTCTCAATGCCACCAAACTTACGACGGACCCAGTCTGCAAATTCACTGCACGACCAGTAATTGCCTCGAAACCGACTTAAAAACATTGTTATCTGCTCCCTTTCAAAACAAAAGACCAGCGATAGACCAGCCGTTCATTAATGAGTATCTATGATTAAGGGTGAAACGTCAACTTGGTTGTGTCATAAATTTTGGTGCTGGGTGAGGGACTCGAACCCCCGATGTGGGATACCTGCTTACAAAGCAGGTGCAATCGCCGCTATGCGAACCCAGCTTTATAAATTTGCATTACTCTTTAATCCAGTTAATAACGTTTGTCTCTCCATCTGCACGTGTAATTGTCACACTACCTGTATTATCAGTGAAAAGTTTATGTAAAAACACAGTCCATTGATTTGGTGGAAACACTCGATATAAATTTTCAATTCCCCAAAACTGATGTCGATCAAAATAAATACGGTGTCCCCAAACAACACCATTACAATCTCGAACAAAAATATTCCAGTACGCCATCATTTGCACCCTGTAAAGGAGTCGAACCTTCTAAGCAACGTTAGGACCGTCGCCGCCGGAACTCCGCCGGACAGGGTATTCACTTCACCACCTGCAATTTCGGACGCTGTTGATCTTTTGGAAACCATGTTTCTACGACATATTCAATTACTTTCCGCTGCTTTGTTTGATCATCTAATGGATAATCACACAATAAGTCTCGACTACGTACGCGAGCATCAACTATATGTGTAGGCGGACGAATGCAAAAATCGTAGAGGATAAAGTTACGAGCATCAGCGATACAAATCATATTTACCAACTATCGTACTCAGAAACGTCCAATTCAGCATTTGTACCACTGTGCCGTACTACAACTACACATCCCAACCCATTGGGAGTAAAACAGTACGTTAATTCACCACCAATTGCACCATAATAAGCATAATCTCCATTCATTGTTAAATGATCAAATTCTTCTGGCGACATTTTTTCACGTTGGGTTGCAATTACAATTTGATCTTGTGCATGAGACCATTCGTGAATTTTAGCGAGCTGTTCTGGTTCAAGTGTAAACATATTCATGTGATTCCCTTTGTGATCACTATACTAAATTATTCACCGTTTGTCAAACCGTAGTGTTTGAGATCTTTACGAGCCAGTTGTCGTTTTTCCGAAGCATAGCGCTTTTCATGAACAGCGCCTCGCAACACATCCATAGCATATGGATATTCAACTACTTCACGAGACATGGGTTTCTTGGCCCAAATAGGTTGCCAATATTCGAAGCGACGAACAGGTTTCTGTTCCGAAAATTTAACTTCGTACCAAACACCATCTTCGGCATGGACAATGCCATCAACCTTAACAAACTTGATTTTATGCAATTCTGTTGTCTTGTTGACAATTCGTTGCGTTAGAGCTTTTTTGGCTTCCAAACGTACACGAGCTCGTTTATTGCTTTCTTTGCGGGAAATAGCAACAACATTCCGCTTAAGAATACCATCGCGAGGGTCGACGTAGTACTCAGTGTAAGAGCTTTCTTCGAGAAGATGTGGCAACTTCCGTGGAGTGATATATTGATAATCAGCAATATATAACTTACCATCTTCGCCAACATTAATTTGTTGCTCAACGTACTGTTCGAGGTGAGTCAGAATATGTTGATTGATGACCGAGCGCTTGTCAAACACGGAACAAATTTCGCTGTAAACATCATCCCACTTGCGACCAACAGATTTGTGGATAAAGCCGTAGAGCGGCTTTAAATTTTCATTGAAAGATTTACGATCCCAACCGTACCGCTTGGTCATGCTTTCACGATGGCCAGAACTTACACCATCGAAAGTTTCATCGTCTTCGCGACCAACTTGATATTGTTCTTCATGACGTTTGTCGCGACGCCATGGGCTGTAAGACATCGACGACCCACGTCGTTGACGCTCACACAACTGTTTGTTCAAATCACTGCGCATCAGATTTCTCCGAGATATTTATCTTATCGGCGATCGGTTCCAGACTCGAACCTGCGCACTGTCTCCTCGGCGGCTTCGGCCCGTCTGAGTGCTCTATCAAGTCGAAATTGAAAATCTTGCCCGACGTATTGATGCCTCCCTACAATTTGAGCCTCCTGGTTTTTTATACATGCCTCGAGTTCACTCATCTTTTCAACCACGTTCACTGGGATTGCACGAAACTGGTGGCAGCAATTTGGGCAGATTACTTCATCAGCATTCCACTTCTCGCTCATGATTCCGACTCCTCTTCGAACTTAATGTCTTACTTTCATACTTTCACAAATTGCGCTGTAACGTCCTTCAGTTCTACGTCCATCGGAATGTATTCGACAATAAAAGTGTCCAATACACGTGTCGTAAAGTCCCCGTAACCAAAAAATTTTCCGTGAAGCTCAGAGACGAGATCGCTCGAAGTATTTTCGTCACTCATTTCCTCTTGTGTGACTTCGTACTCTAATGTATTGAGAACTGTCACACCATGTTTTTTGACGAGTTTGGTAAATGCTGCCACCAAACCTTCCCATTCGCACTGATGCGGGTCGTACATATTACCAAATCCCTCCCGGCCTTTGTAATCGTTCTTTGAATAAAACAACTGTACAAAGTCGACTAAGAAAGCCATTTCTTCTTGCGTGTATCCTTCATGAGAAATGGTCCAATGGTTATCAGAATCATTCTCCCACGAAGTTACTGTCAAACGATAACCTTTTTTAATAGTAGTCATATAGCCCTCGTCTATTGGCGTGGCTTCGCCAGTGTTAATTCACCTGCACAACCCAGTTTCCTGGATCGACTCACCACGATTACCCAGCATGCATTTGCCAGCCGTAATTGGCGGAAGTGGTAGGATTCGGACCCACGGAGCCCTTGCAGGCTCGCCTGCTTTCAAGGCAGGTGCAATAGACCTCTCTGCCACACTTCCTATTTTTGTATTTACATTTGTTTAGGAAAGTCTGAATTTTACATCAAGAAAAGAAATAGGTCAATCCTGAATTATTAGCTTAGATTTTTTTCCAACCATGCTTGCATTTGTGATTGCGATCTTGCTCCAACCACAACATCAATGACTGTTCCAGCTTTGATTAATGCAAACGTTGGAATGCCACGAACATTGAATTTTTGTCCTAGGTCTGTGTTGGTATCAATATCTACTTTGGCGAATTTTGCTTTATCTTTAAATTGTTCGGCCAGCTGTTCGAACACTGGTGCCATCATCTTACAAGGACCACACCACGCCGCCCAAAAATCTAACACTACTGGTATTTCGGAACTTAAAACTTCTTGTCCCAAATTCTCTCTAGTAATATCCAACATATTTCTTCTCCATTTTTTGGTGCCGGAAGAGGGATTCGAACCCACAAAAGCACACGATCTTAAGTCGAGCGGCTGTACCAATTTACCTAAGCCATTCCGGCAAACGTGGCCTAAATATCCCGTGTCTACCATTCCACCACGAGGGCATTATTATTTTGCATTTCGTATTACATTCCAATTATCAACACAGTATGCGAATAACGTTGCAGATGATGTTCCAAATGACCATGCCAGAGCAGAAGTGTGAAGACTATTGTCTGGATCACCCCATCCAATAACATATCCAATAATCGTCCAACAACATAAAAGATATGTAATCACAAAAATTCGGAGGGCGATTCTTGATGGAAGTGACAATCCATTAACTGTAATAGAATCAGATTCTACCATTAAAGTGCTCGCACAAGATCACCAAGTTCGGTGAAAGGAATTGGACGACCAGTTGCATCTAGTACAAGAGCACTATCAACCATGGCAGCGAAATACTTACCATGTCCGATACCACGCCCGTTGTACAGACAAGAAACAACAGTCTTACCATTATATTTGCGAATGTAAAGACCTTCAAGTTTCTTATTTGCTGCTGTAGTTGCCATTTTTGCTCATCTAGTTTAGTTAATTTGTACCAGTGGTCGGAGTCGAACCGACAATGTCTTACGAGACCAAGGTTTGAACTTGGCGACTTTACCAATTTGTCCACACTGGTATTACAATCATGCCCTTATATATTCAACGATTCCTTTGAGTCTGTCAACGCGTTTATAATTTGCTCCATGAAGTCACACAAGTCTACCAACTACTGAAAATACGTAATATTTGGTGTAGAAATGCCTGATATTTGACGGAAACTAATATATGTGGCACGACTATCAAATATCACAAATACATTTTTTGGATGGGCTTTAACCAACGCGGCAAAGTTTTGAAGATTTTCACCACTGTTAATATCCGCATCTAAGAAAAATACCATATTATATCCTGCACTTAATGCTCCACCAATTTCTCCAGCCAAAGCGGAAGAAAATGTTGTTCCAGCACCAAAATGTTGATTAAGTAAATCAATTGCTTTGTGGTCATATTTTGGTTTAGCTGTCCACGTATCCACTTTTCCAGCTTGATTAGTAGAGAATACCATTTTGTAAATTTCGTATGAACCACTAAAACGAAAAAATAACACTTGTGTTTTGCGGAATATTGGTGTTTTCATTAAATTAACAACGTTTGACATGACACTAGTGATAACGTTTGACATTGATCCGGAACTATCAATGACAAATCCAAGCGAAATATCTGCAAAATCCATTGGTTTCTCTGCTGGTTTAATAGCAGATGCACCAACCTGACGTGCACTATCTAATCCTGATACATTTCGACGGTGTGGCTTTGCATAAGTTTCTTCTGAACGTGGACGTGCTGAAGAAACAAAACGTCGAATTAGCGTTTGCCAATTGAACGTTGGCATAATTTTTGAATAATCAATTCCTTGCGGTTTTTCGTGCTTTGCAGTACCAGGTGTGCCACCTTGACCCGGACCTTTTCCTTCTCCTTCTTGCTTTTTATCACGTTCTTCATTGGTAGAATCTGTGGCATCTCGCATTTTTCTATCAATACTTGTACCATTAGCATCTATATCAGATGGAGTAACTCCATCAGGAATTTCTTCTTCCTCACCCTGCTGTTGTCCGGGTTCATGATCATCAGACATGCCATCAAGCTTTGCTCGTAGTTTATCTTGTTGATCTTTGCCAAGTTTTTTGAATTCATCTTCAACAATTTTGTACATATCAACGTAATGTGCTTGTCGATCGTAGTTAATATCATCATTAAATAATCCTATGGGGAGTTGCTCGTATCCACTCTTGACAAGTAGATAGTTTGTTCGAAAATCACCAACCCAGTTAATGATTTTGGGATTAGCATTCGGAATGATCTTTTGATAGAAAAAATCATCATTACTGTAATGCATAAATTCATGCATAATCAAGAATTCAATATAAGCATATTCGTCGGGAATATCACCACCATTGGAAATGTACTTATGACCTTTAGGTTTAAGGCCTTTAAGATGAGCATAGTCAAGTAATGCTTGACAGAATGGTACATTAAAAATGAAATCACCAGTTGGTGTTGCAGCGGCAGTGGTAACTGATCGATATGGACCTGTATCACCCTCTTGTGTAAAGATAATCTTGGGAGTTGTTAGTGTTCTACGATCAACAAAACTTCGCAAGGGAAGAAATTCATCATGGTCGGCACGAATGCTTCGCATTAATCTATAAAATGTTGTGGTGTTTAATTTTGGTCCATTAACTGGAACTTTTGCTTTTTGAAACATGTTAAACGTAGAATCTTCAACAACGTTCTTTTCAAGAGTTGAATACAATACAGGTGCCTTCTTAGCAATGTCTTGAAATTCGGCCTGTTCTTTTGCAATATGTTGTGCAAGTTCGCTGACAGGCTTTCCTGTAGTGGTTGAAATTTCTTGTAGAATTTTACGAATATGAGGATCGTTTAAAGTTGAAGCAGAAAACTTCACCTGACCAGGTGCATATTTCCTGTTCTCGAGACCTTCCATGAACACTCTACGCAAGCGGCCCATTAGTATCTCACTTCAATTTGGAGAGAAGATCGTGGATATCGCTTCGCAGTTGAACTGTTGATGTTGCAACTTCATCCTTGACATCATCTGTAATTTTATTAGCTTTAAACAACTTGCTGATGGTTTCTGACAATGAAGAAGACAAAGCTCGTCCCACAGATGCAACGCGATCATTCTGATATTTGTGAATGTGTAATGTATACAACAACGCAAGAATGAAGTTCTCAAAAGATGAAACTTTTGTACTTGGATCTGTAGTAATTGTATCACCTTTCAATGTCACTTTTGGCTGATCTTCTTTCAAAATATATTGTTGAATTGAAGCATCATCTTTCAGTTTAGATACAATCATATCGCGAACGTCTTCAATGAATTGAGCATTGTTGACTGAATTGTTGGCATTGATGATGTCAATATCATCGGACATGTTTGTGATGTTTTTACCATCCATATAGCTGGACAATGTTTGTCCCATTGGTGTTGTTTTAGCTTTCTTTGACAACACGCCACCTAAAATACTTGCATCAAGTGCAGAGACCCATGCCTTCAACTGATGCATGAATTCTTCCTTGTCTACTCCATGCTTGTCGAAAATAAAATTCAATGAATCTTCCAATGCTTCACCAATAACATCATCAATCTCTGAACGAATTTGATCAGCCTTAATTGAGTCATCGTTAAGTACTTTTGAAATTCCTGAATTCAACTCACGAACCAATGTTGCGTAAATATCCGTATATTCGCGTGGAGAGATATACAATGGTGATCCCACATCCAAGTGAAATGGACGTTGATCGGCAGAATGTTCCGAACCTTTTTCCTTGAACTTATCAACAAACGCTTGCATAACATTCATTGCAACTGTGGAAACTTCTTCAGGGATTCCTTTGAATTTTTTAGCTCCAAGCCACTGTTTCGTTTGTTTCCAACTAGCAGACGCCGGAATAATATCAACCACATCTTTAAAATGCTGTGTCATTTCTGTTGTGTGACTACCTTGAGGATTCATAGCAGCAACAACAATAGCGCTCTTTGGTAGTTCAATAAGTTTTCCACTTTCGTCACCAGATGGACCGAAGTTTTTTTCTAAGATAACACGACGCAGAGCATTAAAAGTCTTTTCATCAACTGTGTTGATTTCATCAAAGAAAATCAAATATTTCCAACGCTGATCCATATAGGCACTGATATGTTTGTTTGCATCAGTTCCATACTTCTTCTTTAGGTCAGCAATATACGCTTCATCAGCGTGCTTAATCTTATCCATAATTTCTCGATACAGCTTAGGTACTGAGAATTTCACGGCAATTTCTTCATCTTTGCGATCGCCAGGAAGCGGTAACCCTACAACATCATCTGGATTTAATTGGCTAACTTCAATTTCAATCAAACGCAGATTATGTTTATCGGCAACGGCGGCGGCTTGAGCTGTTTTTCCAATTCCTGGAGGTCCTGATACAACAGGAATGTACTTGCGACGTTCACCAAGTTTCATTGCTTGCTCAACTTGATGGTTTAGCGCTTCACGCCACTCGTGTGGCTCAAGAAGATTGCTACTACTCACATCAACATTCGATGTTTCTTTGATCAATTTGGCCGTTGCATCAACAATTTTATCCGCTAAATCACTATGTTGACCAGTTTGATAATTAATAAAGTTGTTGCGAACGTTTGTAATCAACGCACGTGCATCTTGTTCGTCACGTACAGGAATGCCAGAATTAATGTACAACAAAAGTTGTTCCCAGCGGCGTGGTGACGTGCGAACTTCCTTTGCAACATCAACGTAACTCATGTGTTCATCTTTTAACAACTTTTTAAAATGTTTAATGATATTTTCGTTGAGACGAACGTGCGTATCATTTTGATACTTAGCCACGAGCCAATCAAACCAGTCCTCTTTACGAGGTGTTTTATAATCGATAGCCGTAAATTGATTATTTGGAGGAATACTCTCCAACCCCTGATCGCGCATATTTGATGCATACATGATATACACATTATCAGGAATTGTATGCATTCCAATTTTATTGTTCAAAATACCACGGAGAATATTTCGAATTCTCATGGATGTTTGACGATAGTATTCGTCAAGAAACAAAATCACACCATATGTTTGACGTGCCTGTTTGAATGCGTCAGGAATTTTTGTTTCTGTTCCACCGAACGCTTTGTACAATTGTTGGATGTAGTTTGGAGAATGCTTGATATGCTCTATATACGCATGATCTTCCATTGGACGAGCATGAGCGAGTTGATTGTACAGGTTCGACTGAGCCAATACCAGTTTATATTCAGATGTGATTTGCTGAACACCAGTTTGGGTGGAATTAGACTGTGGATTAAACACAATGAACGGAATATTAATCAAATGCTCTTCAGTAATGTGGGGGACTTCCACAACAACAGCATGAATGCCTAGAAGGCTTGCAAGTGTTTCAACAAATGTTGTTTTTCCCACGCCTGGATCGCCAGTTAAAAGGACACCACCCTTATGGTGTCCTTCGCTATAGTGTGACATGTGGCCAAGAACTTTCTCGGCAAGACGAACTAGCTGATTTTTCATGTGTTAGTCCATATTCATGATTTTTTTGTACAACTGAGGATTGCTGTGTTTGAAGGCATCAATTTGTTCGATGGTGTCTGCATCAAGAATTGGGTCTAAGCCGAAAACATGAGATGAACGAGATGATTGTACCACACGTTCAACTAAAGGGGAAGCAGCTTGTTTTTCTTTCAAACGTTGGTGTTCAAGCAAGCGCTCTTGGATTTCGAGAATCTTCATCACATCTCCACGAAAACTGTGTTGTAAGAGATATTTATGACGACTTCGATTAAAGATGTGGTTGGCGATACAGGACTCGGACCTGTGGTCTCTACCATGTCGAGGTAGTGTTTTTGCCTCTAAACTAATCGCCAATTGGTACCCTCGGAGGGAATCGGACCCCCTACCTCTTCGTTCGTAGCGAAGCGTTCTATCCAATGAACTACGAGGGCAAAAAGAAAGGCATTCCACCTTTCTGCTGGGTATTGAGCCACGCGGTGCGGCTTCCACTTCGCCACGGATAGTTTATGAGCTACCCTTCCTTACGGCAAGACTACGCTTCAACGGTTAGGCGCCTTTCCTCTGCGTAATCCACTTCTTTGGTCCACCAGACTATTGATTATGTGTCTTAACCATACAGGGATTCGGGCACATAATCTCATAAAACAGTTATTTTACCTCTGTTGTGTCAACCTCTGTGTCAACCGGCTTTGCATTATTACGTGCCAAGCAATCAGCATGTTCTTGTTCATATGCTTTTTTGTAATCAACGTCATATTTTGTGTACACTGATTCAAACCAGCGCTCAAAAACTTCTCCTGTCCACGTATTGAACCAATCTTTCATTTGAGCTTGTCGCAATTGATCCGAGCCTCGCATGCCACTCCTTAGCCAGCTGCCAAACGAGCCTTTTAGTGCCTCTAGAGGGGCGCCTTGACTTTTTTGACCAACAATCATGGAAGCAATGTTACCACGGAGTGTACAAACATCATTTGGAAGATTTTCACTTTGTGCCCAGCTACCAAAAGCAGCTAGAGACAACACAGCAGCAATTGCGATAGAGATAATATGTTTCATGGTCGGCTCCTATTAACCCCAAACTTATGTAAGGGTGTATTAGAGTATATATGAAATTATTTTGGTGGAAGAAGTGGGATTTGAACCCACGGGAGAGTTACCTCTCCGCTACGTTTCCAACGTAGTGCCTTAAGCCAGACTCAGCCATTCTTCCTATATTTCTGATGGGAGCAGATATGGTCGAATTTCATATTCGAGAACACACGTTCCACAAGTTTCGCGAATAGTTGTTTGTTTCCCCTCCCAGAATGCAAGAAGATTGCCAGCAGCAATACCGCCCATACATTGTTGTATGGGCGTATTACATCTCCAACACGTTCTTACGAGTGCCACAAAACTTTCACGTACTGTATTTGATGCCACGCTCCGATTCCTAACCATGCAACTACAAGAGCAAATATAAGAGCAAATACAGCAATAACACCCCATTTTACATAATTCATACTATCTCCTTGGTGGGCCGTGAGAGACTCGAACTCTCACACCTTTCGATGCCAGACTCTAAATCTGGTGCGTCTACCAATTCCGCCACCGGCCCTAATTTTTGCGGCTGCCATTACGCCATACTCCCAGTTATTCAACTTCTTTACCACAATGCGGGCACAACTTGATAGTTTGTTTCTTCACTTTACCAATTGCATTTTGCAAGTGTTTTGCACCCTTAAGCAAATCTTTCAATTCCGCACGTTTCCTTTCTTTTTTTGGCTTATCGAGTTCAGTTTTGATTTGTTTCTTCATTCGAACAAGTTTATGTTCGAATATATTAAGAAAATTCGGCAGCAACAACTGTTTCGTCATTTTGTATAAATCTCCGTATTTTGGTGGGTGGTGAGGGGATCGAACCCCCGACATCTTGCGTGTAAGGCAAAAACTCTACCGCTGAGCTAACCACCCTGTAATTCCCTATTTATTGATTTTCATATTCGTTTGAAACATCAGTATATTTCATAATTCCGTAGATATGCCGCCACGTATCCCAAACGTATGATGCTTCTATGTTCATATAGGAAGCACCTTCAAGCATGTATACCCGTCCACTACGTGTTACTCCACAACGTGTGATTGGATCCCATTGTACAATTGGTGAAGACACACGACCTTCGCCTTCTGTCATGTTAAATCCATTGAAATGTCGACTGCCGTCTGGCAATTCATATACAACCCAAGCACTAAGACGCAAGACTGGTGTCTCTTCAACAGATGTTGGTTTCCAGGTACTCATTCGTTATTTAATAAGGATAATAATAATGAACTTAAAAGTATAATGATAATGAAAACAAAAATGGTCATTTTTAGTACTTCTCGTAATTCGGAGGAGAGCGAATCCCACCACAACTGAATATCAATCCACATATTTTTCATAATTTTCCCTTTGGTTTTCGTGCTTCGTACTGATACGTACGTCCAATAGTAAGATGAAATCGCCAACCACGTGGCAATCCAAATTCCGCACGAACTTGATTTAAGAAATTACAGTCTACGTCGATCCAATAGAAAAATCCACCATCCGCATCAGCTTCCCGACAAAGGTTGCCATGTTCGTATTTGAAATGAATTTTCTGACCCTGATACTTTTTCCAAAATTCAGGATGTTGAGAACAAGCATGCTCACCTCGAATAACAGAAATGTGAGCATCCCATGCTGGTTTTTGAAGAATAATGTGTTTTTCACGTTGCAACCACCAACGGTAGTAGCGCGTAATTTCTTTGTCAACTTCAACAATACACCACCACTTTGTACGACCCTTCATATCTCCACGATATGGATCATACACAATAGTACCAATGCCACTATGATAATCAGGGTGATTATCTTGGTTAGGCTGTTCCATGATACAAATTCCTTATTTGAGACGTAAGTAGGATTCGAACCTACATAAGACAATTTTGCAAATTGCCGCCTGACCATTCAGCCATCACGTCATGGGTTGTTAGATAATTCCTTAAAAGAGTGTACCCAACTATCAGGCCACGTTGTTAAAGATTTTACATTTACACCAAGATGCCAAAATGTTGGTGCATAGAAACGACTAGATTTTCCTCCATTACCGCCACGATACCACACCAACGGTCCTTTTGGACTTTGTCCAATTGCGGCAAACGCAGCTGGTTTTGTTGGATCTGCATCACGGCTAACATATACAACATCAAATTTTAAACCATACTTATGAAGCAGGGTTTTAAGTTTAAGATAATAAACAACATCACCCTTCCAATGATATTCATCAGCATTACCTGCAAATTGAAAATGTGAAAAATCTAAATATGGATTTCGGGTTGTTCGGAACTTCACCCCTGTTGAACTTTTATGTGGTAGATCGATTGTTGGTGGTATGTTCGCAATCGTACTTGAAATTTTTGTTGCTTGTTTCGCTTTTGAAATCTTATGTGCTGTTGCTTTTTGCTGTCTAATGGTGGTAGCTTTTTTCGCGACCAGTGTTTCCTTCTTTGCAAGCATATTTGTCAATGCAGTCACCAATTCTGGATGATTAATCTCATCGACCAGGTCATTTCCAATTACTTTTTGATTATGTATTGGTATTCCGGACACACCCGCACGCCACAATGAAAAAATATGGGGTGAAGTATGTAAATCATCCCACTGATCTTTCCAAAACTGGAGACGGTGATTAATCGAACGCAATTGTCGGTCATACCGACTAAGCATCTCATCGTCCGATTCAAATAATTCTTCTAATTCCACTGCTGCTGTACTCCTTGGAGCGGGTAAAGGGACTCGGACCCTTATCTCCAGATTGGAAGTCTGGGGCACAACCTTTATACCATACCCGCATTAAATTTGCGTCACTTTATACTTCTTCTACAGAAAACTGTAACGGATGTTCACGTACTTTTGAATACTCTGTAGCTTGGTTAGCTTTTGTTTCAGCGATATCTTTCGGATATACGCCACAAATTACTTTCCCAGTTGTATGAGCAACCATCATGACATTAAAAGCCTTTTGGCTATCCATCTGAAAGAATTTCACCAATACATCCATTACAAAATTGAATGGAGTGTAGTCATCATTATACAGTATGACCTGATACATCGATGGTTGCTTAATACTAATTTCTTCTCTTTCGATCGAAATCGTACCTGTTCCACCATCTTGATCATGCTCTGTCATCTAACACCTCTATTTATCTGATTATTGGAGCACACGGAGAGATTCGAACTCCCGATTTTACTGCTTTGCAGGCAGTCTCGTTTGACCACTCCGACACGTGTGCATTTAAACGATCACTGTACTACTTATTCCCCTCTTTGACAACCTCAATTGTAATTGGCTACCCTGCCTGGATTCGAACCAAGACAACGAACTTCAGAGGCTCGTGTGCTACCATTACACTACAAGGCAATTAATCTCAAAGACGAGCGAAATTTGCAAGTCCTGCTTCAAGCAATTCTTCCTGACACTGGTGAATATCACGATCGGCGGCAAGATGTTTATTGATAATTTCCATCACTTTTTTGTTATCCATTTTCACACTTGGAAGTTTCTTAATCATCAACAACCCAAGAACGTTAGATTGGATGGGTGTTCCAGTCAGGTCAATCACGCCATTAATTTGTTTTATTGACTTGTGAATGTTCTGCAATGATTTCAAATTTGGAAGTGCTTGAAGATACAACTTACCACCAATTTGTTGTGGTGCACCTTCCAGTGAAGAAAGTTGTTCATTTCCTGATACGGTCACGTGTAGTCCAACTGCCGTTGGTCCACCAACGAGAGACGCCAATTGATTGTGATCAACAAAAAAATCACCATCAACTAATGTTGGACATCCTTTTAGGGTCATTAAGTCGCCACCAGAACATAAAAAGTTCCCTGCCACATGTCCAAAGGCTATTGGAAGTTCTTTTTCACTTATTGGACCAAGATCCACATCACCTTGTACATCATAAAGACCACTTGGATTTATTGTAGCGTTCACTTTTTTATCCAAGAGCCACTGTGCTGGGGCTGCTTGAACAGGGACTGGAGCAACTTTAGCTGCACGAGGTGTTGAAACCGCGTGTGCAGGATTTAGAGCAGCGGGTGCGATTGGTGATGCAGGACTTCCACTAATCTTCCCAGCAGTATGAGCTGTTTTAGCATTGTGGTAGTATGTCGCAGCACCAGCTGGTGTCATACCCAATTGCTTTTGTAATAGGCTAATGAAATCACTACGACTCATTCCGCTGTTTATTACGTGCTGAAGATACAGAGCTTCTGCATCATCTTTCTTGGCCATTTCTGCTAGAACGTCTTTAATTTTCATGGTGTATTTTCCTTGGATTCAGGGATATTTATAAATACTAGCTCATGAACTCCAAAAGATAACTACCTTATGAAAATTAATGATTTTGCCGGGAAATCTGTTGAAGACCAACTAATTCGTCTCAAACGAGTTCAAAAGTCGCTTGATCATCGATTAAATCATTATCGAAGTATTTTTGGTGATCTTGAAAATCAAATATCACAAACGAATCCCATTCATGTAAAAAAGAATCCTAACGATATTGAATATCTATCATTAAAGTCACCATATGGTCGTGGTGGTGTAATATACATTACTAACACTCCACAGCATCAACGGTTAGCAATAGAATTAAACAACATCAGCCGTGCTGGTGATCGACTAGAAAAAGAGATCGATAAAAATCGAAAAGCTCAGCGATCAGCAATGAAACAATCTGTTATTGCGGATCCACAAGCAGCAGCAATACAAATTCCTGCTTTTCAAGTACCTAAGGTAGTTAGGTTGAGTGGTCGTGACACTGTTGATAATCCATATTATTTTTCGACTATAAACCGATACGCTGGTTCACCTGAAGGCTTTAATTGGGATGCAATTGCAGCTGTTGAATTTTATAATCTCAAACAATTAATGGCCAAGTATGGTCTACACTTCGATGTTGTATATGCCAGTGAAGGAAGCAGAGGCAATCCTGCTTTTCTAGCTGTTGGTGGGCATGGTGACATTATCTATACACGCAAGCCTAGTCATGACCGTACCACTCGCCTATTTCTTCTTGGTACACAGCACAAGACATCTCGTGCGCTTCAACCAAGTAGAATCATCAATGCTTTGAAAAAAATACAATTAATACATCAACCATCGGCAGTACAAGTATGATATTCGATGAAAAATTAGCGGGGCTGGAACGAGAAATTTCCATCATTGATCACCACATTGCTCATTATCAAAGCTTATGGGATGATGCGCTTCAGGCTCATATTATCGTTAGTTCAATTGATAAAGCTTATACCTCCACACCACATGCGTACACAACCATCAAATACATTGGCGGTCCAAATCCCATGTTGCAAGAAGATAAGATTCTTAAAACTTACGTGCCAACAATGCACGGATATATAGTTCGATTGCCAGCCGCACTAGCACGACGTAAAGCGTTAAAAACCGCTGTAAAAGAACTTGTTGCTCAGGAATCCAAATTAGGATCGGTAACACAAATATCAAAAAAGAATATTCCCCATCACATCTTTACCGCGGCTGATCATCGCAAGAAAATTAACAATCCATATTTCAAAGGAACAACAGACCTGTATGCTGGAGATCCTTCTGGATTCACCTGGGGTCCTCAAACTAATAATTTTTTGGCTATTCGAAAAGCAGCACTACGAAATGGATTGGAATTTAACACTGTGTATAGCAGCACAATTGTTTATAATTTATCTTTTCGTGGAAGGACTCAAAATTTACGAACATTTGCTGTAATTGCTGGTGGTGATTCACTTGGTGGTGATCTTGTTTGGTACAAATACGAAAGTAGTCCAGGTGCCGGAAATAATTATTTGTACATCAAGGGCAAACAAATGGCTACGACAGGTTTTATTGCAATGTCTCCAGCAGCACAAGATAAGCTACTCAAAGGCTGTCAAACTCCATAATTGGTTAGGGCGGTACGACTCGAACGTACTTTCGCTTTTCGCGAACAGCTTCAAAGGCTGCTGGCTCGACCACTTCACTCCTCGCCCCAATATCAACAGAGATAGTTCGGATATGACGTTCTTATTGACCGCTGTCTTACCATTAGACGACTACAGGAGAATCGAACTCCTATTCGCGGTTTGGATTGAAGTATGTCACTCCTACGCAACTGTTGGTCTAGATGGCTGGATTCGAACCAGCGTCTCCTCCTTCCGAGGGAGGTAGATTAACCAGGCTTTCCCACATCTAGAATTTTACTTACATGATAACTTGGTTGCGGAAGTTGGATTCGAACCAGACCTTGCACTTTCGTGCCCGGGGTATGAACCCGGTGAGACAGCCACTTCTCGATTCCGCGATGGATTCTGTTGAGAAAATGATTGGATTCACACCAATCCGCACAACCCAGCATTCAGAGTGCCATACAGTAGTCCCATTTGGGTTAGCTCGTCGTCAGCTTCTACCGTTTGTGCCCGGACCATACGACCTGCGCAGCCCTGTGTGTCTATTTCCGCCTCGATAGCAGATGCCCACACCGCACTTTCTCAATATTTAAAAACTTCTCTCTTGTGGATGTAATTTCCAATACAACTTACGCAACCGTGCTGACGCTCTACAGTACTGATTAAAGTGGTAGTCACCAACACACTTCAAGGCACGCTTTCGTTTGCTATGTCCCATCCAATAGGGACAGGTATCGTCATGTTTACGCCAACTTGACTGATCTTGCCAGTTTTGACATTGACGTTGCATGAAACTCCATCCCATAATATGCTCCTAATTTGGTACCCTCGAAAGGAATCGAACCCTTTTCATGACGTTCGAAGCGTCATATGTTCTCCAATACACCACGAGGGCAAATGACTATTACTGTTCGATCGTAACAGTTCACATTGTTTGTGGCCATAACAGGACTCGAACCTGCAACCCCTTGCGAGGACTACCTTCTGAGGATAGCGTGTATACCAGTTCCACCACATGGCCATATTACATTTGTGGAAGATCGAGCAATCGAAGCCCAAACCGTTACCGGTTCAATCTGATTTCGAATCAGCTCTGGCGCGCCTGTCCAGTTGATCTTCCCAGTGTATTTTTGCATGACAATTACGACATACAACTATACATTTTTGAATCTCGCGTTCAATCGTTTCCCATGCATTAGTCATTCGTTCAGCAATGGTAAAATCCTTTCCACCTGTGTGGTGAAATTCAAGACAAGCCACATGAATTTCACCACAATTGCATGGATGCTGCAGCTTGTAATTCTGAATTCGTTGTCGATTCTCCGCAAGACGCTTATTCGATCGCGTTCTAACCTTGTAAGCATACTTTGCTTTATAAGCAGATCGAATCTTTTCACTCGCACACAGCTTACAGTAATATTGATAGCCGTCTGGTGCATTTTTGTTACGTCGGAAATCATTGTTTGATTTCCCTTTACTGCACGATGAACACGTTTTCATGTGATTCTCCTCGCTTTCGAAATCTATTTACTATTCGAAAACGAAAAATCACCATTCTTTGCTAAGGAAACTTGACATTATTTTAATCCCACAACGCTCGAAAATATTTCCCAAACAATCGTAAACCATTTTCGATTCGTTGATTATGTTTATCATGACCTTCCATATTAAACGTGGGTCCAAAATATTGACATTCCCAATCATTGTCTGGATGAATTTGTTCAAAAGTCCAAATCAAGTATCTAAATGTTGTTTAACGTGTTGCATTTCAGCATGTAGCTCAAGTTTATACACAACATATACAGTCTCTGTTACGTTGCTCACCAATGTCATTGACAACATTCCTGCTTTTCGTGCCGCCCGTTCAATGATTGTTTCATACGCGACAACACGATTAGTATAGTTGGTAGGACTTGCACTCTGTTTTGCAACACATACGACTATATTGTATTGATGTTGCGCAATTTGTTCTGCTACTGCTTGAGCAACAACTGAAAAAACTTTCATTGCTGTTGCTCCAGACGTGGATGTTAAATCTTGTGTCAATGTTCCATCTGGTGTAACGGCAGAAAAGTCAACATTTCCCACATTTGCACGATTGCCAAAGAATGGAACAAACGTTTGTCTCTCATTGGCATTTGCTGGGCGAACGGTAATCACAAACTTTTGGTTGTTAACTTCAAATGTACCCACGTCGCCGTTCCATGCGATGTTGGTTGTGAAATTTAACGATTCGATAATGTCTTCAATCTTCATTATCAATCCCACAATGCTCGGAAGTACTTCCCGAACAATCGCAGGCCATTGCTGGTTCGTTTTTCTCTCTCGTCTCTCTCTTCATCCTTGTATTTTTTGAATTGTTCCTCTTCGTTCTCAGGATGAATTTGTTCAAATGCCCAAATCATTTCACCAAGAATGTACGCCCAACGATCATGAAATAGATCATCCGTGTCCCATTCACTTTTTGTTGGAGGAGCTGCCGTTGAACGAAGTTGTTCCGGTACGTCTTCATCATCCGTCATGGGCGAGCCGTGTTTTACTTCTTGAAGTTTTTTCAGCATCGGCAACACAATATACGCTAACGTGGAATCCATTGACCACACATCATAATCATCAATATGAATCTTTACTGCTCGGTTCTTCTTACTATGGAGCCATTCACATGCAGTATTGAGCCATGTTTCTGCTAACCACTTTCCAATTGCATAACAGCGATCTTCAGACAAACCAACATACTGCAACATGTCAGCAAGTTGATATGGACCGATCCATGAACGATATTTACCGATGCGTACTTTCATTTGTACTCCCTTTCTAATGGTGGTCTCGGAGGGACTCGAACCCCCACGCTCTACGAGCCACACGATCTCAACGTGTGAAGGCTACCAATTACATCACGATCCCATTATTTACCCCACGTATCCGTTTGCCTATGACAATTTGGACACATGAACCGCAGATTGCTGCGCCTATTATCCCAAAATTCACCATTGATATGATCAATGTCAAGGGGTAGTAGTTTTTCTCTCCACACTCCCTCATTGCCACACTCACAACGGTATTGTATTCCTGACTCTAACATGGCTCTACGTAACCTTGCAACAGAGTTTCTACCTTGCATCTTATCGCGCAGCACCAACACTTCCGAATGTGCTAATCGATTGTTAGCATGGTTGCCACGTTTGTGGGCTTGACCTGTAAAATGAGCGGTGTCTATGTTATGCTGACGACACCGCTTTGCCAGGTTGGTTGTGTTACTTCCTGTGGGAACAATCCCCAGTCTGCGTGCTAATTCCGCATTTGAATGAACGTGGGGGACGTGTTGTTCTAATAATTCTTTGGTATACTTCATGCTCTTATTTATGAGCAAGTCTACCAAGCTCAAGCTTGCGCGTCTACCAATTCCGCCACGAGACCGTTACTATTTAGTTGGCGCAGCCGACCCGAATCGAACGGATATCTCAAGCTCTTCAGGCTCGCGCACGTAGGACCACCTCTGCCACGGCTGCTTTAATCATTGTTAATAATTCTTTACTACTTACTAAATTGCACTTTGTTGTCACTTCAACAATTCTTCGTTTTGGAATATCGTAATGTGGATATCGTTCGCCATGGAACCAAGATGTCTTCGATCATCACAATAGTATTTCATTTGGCGACCCTGCAAGGAATCGGACCTCGGTCATCTGTTTTGGAGACAGTCATGTTACCACTACACCACAGGGCCATCGAGTAACTAATGTACACCCAACCGGATTCGAGCCGGTATTTCCACGCTGAGAACGTAGCGACCTAAACCGTTAGTCGATGGATGTATTTGAGTTTGTAAACACTTGGCGGCTCCGTACCAGCAACATCTAACCAACCGAGCCTCTTTAGGTGTGTATACAAACGTGGATTTTGAATATTTTCAACATGTGTTACAGGAAACGGATTTTGTTGATGCAGCCAATCGATCAACATTGTTCCAACACCCTGACCACGCTCCGTTTCATCGATGTTGATATTTGCGATGTCGAGGGTCTTGGCAAGATTTCCATCAATCATGTGTGTACCTTTGCGTATGTAGATTTTGATCGTGTCAGTTTCCAACCACTGATTACGCTGTCTACTGTTGATAAATACTTGAAACAATCTCTTAAATGTTTCAGTGTCATCAGTAATGATTTCGGTTAGTTTCATGGTGTTATTTATTGGTGCACAGAGATGGAATTGAACCACCGCCACGCTGGTTTTCAACCAGCTGCTCTACCAGGCTGAGCTACCTGTGCATTAACTTGGCAGAAGATAGAAGGTGTCGATCCCCCAGCGGTTCATCACCGCTGTACTTGTTTTCAAGGCAAGGCCGCGAGCCGTCGCGATATCTTCCATACTTGGCGTCCCTACGGGGATTCGAACCCGCGCTCTGGAGCTTGAAAGGCTCCCGTCCTCAAACCAATAGACGATAGGGACAACTTGGTCTCTCTTGTCCGATTCGAACGGACGTTTTTCCTCGCCCCAAACGAGGTGCCATAACCAGACTAGGCGAAAGAGAGATTGTATTACTTGGTCAGGGTGACACGGCTCGAACGTGCATATTCCTCTTTCCAAAAGAGGTCGCCTTCCAATTGGCATCACACCCTGATAATTTTTACTTTGATTCGTGCTTTGAACCATCCATCATGTCAGGTTCGTGGGTTTTCTCGTCCAGTTAATTAGAGGCAAGAGAAGGATTCTAACCTACGCTATCCCCTCCATTTGGGGATGTTCTCCATTAAACTATCTCGCCATTTCAAGCTGAGTTAAAGTCGCAGACAGTGACGAAGTAGCACCAGCTTTCCAGGAGAGGAATCGAACCTCTAACTCTCTTTTTCCATAAGTGAAGTAACCGTCTTACTACGCAACAACTTGGTGCCTTTGACAGGAATCGAACCTGCATCCCACTTAAGGGCCGACGTTCTCAACATCGTGTGTATACCAATTCCACCACAAAGGCATTATTTCTGAAAGTTAAGTTAATCACAACTTGGTGGTGCATAGTGGATTCGAACCACTGTTTTTTTCCTTATGAGGGAAACGCACTAACCGCTCTGCCAATGCACCATATTGGTATAGGTGCCCCATACCTTTCCAAGGTGTTGGGGCAGCTTTTTCCGCTTGAATCAATGGTGTATCGGGACGGAGTTGAACCGCCACAGCCTAGACGGGTGGGTTACAGCCACTTGGGCTCGCCAATGCCCAGCCGATACATTTAAAACTTGGTGCGTGTGGATGGAATCGAACCACCTATGGCTAGCATGCTCGAGGGTTACAGCCTCGCCCCTTACCGGTCGGGCACACACGCAAAATTGGCCCGTGCATTTATTAGACTTCCCGGTTGTGGAAGTCACCAGCCCTTGCTGGCTGGAAGATCACGGTATCTCTTTTCCTTATAATTGGTAGGAGAGGATGGATTTAAACCATCGACCTCAGCCCCCGTGGGCTGCGCTCTTGCATCTGAGCTACTCTCCTATTGGCGGGATGTACGAGATTTGAACTCGTGATCTCTTGCGTGACACGTGACAGGCAAGCGCATTAAGCCAGACTATGCTAACACCCCATATAATAATTTGGCACCACCAAGGAGGATCGAACTCCTACTTCAACCGTGACAGGATCGCGTGCAGAACCACTACACTATGATGGTATTAAACTTTTAATTTGGCATCCCGTTGCCGAGTTGAACGGCACTTCAAACCTTCGCAGGGTCCGAGGTAATTCCCTTACACGAGATATTTGGAACGTTGACCAGTGGTGACATGTCTTTTCAGTCCCTCAACATGTGCTTATCAATTTGGCGGTAGATATAGGACTCGAACCTATGGACCGACTTTCGCCAGTCTACGGTTTAGCAAACCGCTGCAATCGCCACTCTGCCAATCTACCATTTGTTGGAAAGGATGGACTTAAACCATCGACATCCAGCCGTAGTTGCTGGTGCTCTTTCTCTGAGCTACTCTCCAATTAAGAACACGTAATGCTCTTAGGGGATTTTCACTAAGCCAGCATGAATCTTTTTATGACAATTTGAACACACAATCGTACATTTTGAAATCTCACTTTCAATATAATTCCACGTTCTGTGAGTATTTTGACCAATTGTAAAATCTTTTTGCGATGAATTGCGATGATGAAATTCCAAACATACAAGTTCTTTTTCATCACAACACGAACATCCACAAAACCGTTTAATTTCATCAAGTTTCTTTCGATTTTCATCTCTAAGAGCTTTATCACGTGTTGCTCTTGTTTGTGAATAAAGTTCTTTATATCGTTTACTTTGCAAACTTCGCATGCAAACTTTACAAGCTGAATTTCGACCGTCTGTTCGCAGTCTATCACGGCGATATTCTGTGATAGCTTTCTCTTTCTTACATTGTGTACAAATTTTTCGTTTTGCTGACATTTCACTTCCTATTGAGTTCAACTTTATTTATAGTTGAACTTGGGGTGATCGACCGGTTACGATCCGGTACCCCCTGGTTCACAGCCAAGTATGCAGAACCACTACACTACGACCACCATTGAAGTGAAAATCCACTAAGAACACTACAGAAGACCTTTGTCCGCAGACTAAGCAGTGAATCCCCATACGGGAATCCACCATCCTCTATAGTGTTCCTCTAGAATACTTATCGTACTCTACCACAGGCTGTCCCTGTGGTGACTACTTTTACTCGTACTGTTCACGCCAGTACTTTCATCCTAGCCGCCGACAATTCCTGTATATTTTACGTCCACAGTAGGATCTCGTTTCCTATCTGGACGTACATCAAAGAGCAAATAAAAAGGGCAGCTTCGTTTCCGGAGCTGCCCTTCGTGTTTGTTCTGATTTTCTGAAATTATGCTCTCAGATCATCTCCACGAAGGGAGCTGCTAGGCTGCTCAACACGTTCAAATCGATATGAACGCATAGAGCTCAGCCCGAGCGAACTATCGCTCAGTTGCCAGCTATGTTGGTGTAGACAATGTTGCATTTCATTACCCTTCGGTTAAATTTTGTAAAGCAAATATTTAATTACTGTACCTCTATTTATAGAAGAGGTCAACAGTTTTTGAAACTATTTCAATGGATGTATCCAACCACTCTCCATTAGCACTTTGGGTAGCCGTTGTCTTTCCAACTGTCAAGTTTCAATATTTTGTAAGTATATGTGATTTGTTATAGTAAATCAACCGCCGGACCATTGAAAAGTAACACGACGAGCTTTTGCTCGTTTTGTAGTTTTCTGCTTTCCTTTGTTTGACGACTTCGCCATGGGTGAAGTCGCACGTGGTGCAGTTCCTTCTTTTAGAACCTTTTTCTCAACTACAATCTCATCAAGTGTCATCAAATTAATCCTTATATCCAAAGCCTTTGGATGCACGCTTCAATAGTGCTTCACCACGCTTAGTGTCAAACATATCTTTCAATGTTGGCTGGCGTCCACCATTAACGACAAACAAACGAACAACATCAGGAATGTTTGTTGTAATTGGATTCATCCAAGAAGACATCTTAATTTGTGCTTGCTTAAGACCTTCAACTGTACCCTGACTAATATGATCGTGAAGCTCTTCCAGTGCACCCGTAACTGTCATACAGAATGATGATTGTGCATCATCACGATTATTGTTATAGTCGGCTGCTTTACGGAACACATTGATACTATCTTTCAAGGCTGCCAACACATTACCAGGAATCTTTACTTTTTCATCATGCGCCATCGCTGTTGCGTATGTAAGATCGGTTTCTGGTGGGTGAGGAATATTAGCTGGATCATCAAAACCAATGTCTGTAACTTTTGGTTTTGTTAGGTTTGGAATTAGATCCTTATTTTCTTGTGGTGGAGCAGGATCGTTACCAGGACGCTTAGGCATCGTTGGACTTTCTGTAACCATCTTTGCAAGTTTCTGTTCATCAGGAGTTAACCTCTGCATGAATCGAACAGCTTCAGCTGCATTGTTTTTAAAATCGTATTTGCGACCATTGAGATATACACATACATGTTTTGCCTGCGATGGATCTGACCAGGCATGCTCTCCGGCGCGGGCCTGTCCAGCACGTTCACCGGCTGGAAGATTTGTCAGAGTTAATGCTGGACTTTCTGTAACCATCTTTGCAAGTTTCTGTTCATCAGGAGTTAACTTCTTGATGAACAGAATTGCAGCTGGTGCATTATTTTCAAAATCGTATTTGCGACCATTGAGATATACGTATACATGTTTTGCATTTGACCAGGCATGCTCTCCGGCGCGGGCCTGTCCAGCACGTTCACCGGCTGGATGAGCCGATGCTGTTTGAGCACCAATATGTGGATTTACACCTTCAATTGATTCCGTTACTTTTGTAATTTCCGTGTACGGAACTTTGCGGTCAAGCCCACCCACACGAACAACAACAAAATCAGTTTCACCGCGACGGTGACCGATGATTTCTGCATCATGTCCGTGCCACTTTACCTTCTCACCATCCCTGAACACGCCACGTGTGTGTTCTTCTTCTTGAGAAACAACAGGCATTGACATTTCGCAATTTTCTTCATGTTGACCAGCATGTTTATGACATGTTGGACATTCTTCATCGCCTTGATCACCATCAACATCACTATCTTCATCAGCTGTTGAATCTGCGCTGAGCTGATCTTCCATAGAATCAGACGAATCAGAATCCATGTGATCTGTTTCGCTTTCACTTGAGTTTGGATCAGAATCCATATCTTCTGGATCATCATGTTCATCATGTTCATCATGTTCATCATGTTCATCATGTTCATCATGTTCATCATGTTCATCATCAGGTGCATATTCAGAATGTGAATCAACATCCGCAGAAGCATCGTCTGGAGATACAGCGTCACCAGTTTCACCTTGTGGCACAATTGGTAATTTGTCATGTGTTGCTGGATCGATTCTAAATGCTTCTAGTTCAGAAATAGCAACAACTTTTGATGACCAATGACGATGTTCCCATAGCTTCTTGACTGAAGCATGAGCAACTGAATCACTGTGAAATGATGCGGCTTCTTCTAATTTGTCCGTCCAAATAGGACGGTCGTAAGAGCCGAGCGAGCTGAAGAACAGCTTAGATTGCTTGTTCTTAGCAATGATGAAGCCTTGTTTCATTGTGGAATCTCCCATGGATGTGATGATATTTATAGGAGACAAGGGGCAACTAACGTTTTTATCTTATTGACCCCCCAAAAGAAAAATGCCCGTCGAAACGGGCATTTTCAGTTTGAAACTAAATTACTTGACTTTACTTGCCTTCTTTGCCTTACCATCAGTGAAACCTTCTTGATATGCAGTCGCATTACCGGCAAACGTACCTTTCTTTGCTAGATTGGCTTGTTTTCCACGGCCATGTTTATAACCAGTCGTATAACCAGCATTCCAATCTCCTCCCGAAGGTGTCGTTGGAACAATACCAGCAGCAATTTGTTGCTTACGAACTAGTTGAGAGGGATCACCAACTTTGCGAGCAGGTTTGACGGCTGGAGTTGATGCAGCAGCTTTTGGTGCACTCTTGCCTTCAATGTACCCCACACCAACATTTGGCCAATACATCAATGTCGTGCCAACTGGCAACTTGCGGTTAACAGAGGTTGATTGGATAAACACGTCATACGCTGCATGATCACCTGGACGAAGTTGAATTGTGCCACTTGTTGGTAGATTGAGAAGTTGACGTGCATTCGGACCACAATATACAGCACGTGTTGCACGGTCACGAATCATGATCAATTTATATTCTTGAACCTCATCTTCTTTCTTAACTAGTTCGTAGAATGCAGCCCCACGAAGCATTGGCTTACCACTCATCTTTTCTGCAAATTCACGAATTTGCATTTGTGACTCTGTATCAGTATTGACTTTCCATTCACTAATTTGCTTGGAAATATCAATCAAGTTCGTTTGAATTGTCTTGATATTAACATTGCTCAAATCCGTTGTGTAAAACGATTTGGTCATCGTTACACCACGTGAACGTGCTGCATAGTAAGAACCAACACTGAGTGAAGTTGCCGCTTCTGCAATTTGCATTCCTTGTTGTGTTTGTTCCCATTCGAAGACGTTACCTTCATAGAACCCACGTTGAACCAACGCACGTTTGAACCCGCGTGGGACGCGAATCGTGAATGTCCAACGATCTGTTCCTTGCAATTGATGCATCTTACGTTGCAGATGATCACTACGCCAGGTACGAGAAGAATTCTCTTCGCCGTCGGTAATAGCCATAATCAAGAACGCAACGTTCGGATCGTTTGCATCTGGTAACTTTTCGAAAATTGAAATCAGTTCGCCGATACCGTCGTACAATCGGGTCGAACCACCATTAGCACGATATATTGTGATAGGTGTCAAAACTCCAACCGGCGAATTGACGACTTCACGTTCGACGACGTCGCTGAAACGAACAACGCTAACGATTGAGTCTTGATTGTATTGTGTTGAACCTGCTTGAATTGCCGCGATTTGCGTATTGTAGTCTTTGGTGCATGCACCTTCGAGACCGTAACTGCGAATTGAAACGCTATGATCGCGTGCGATACCTACATATGTCTTCATGTTCCTTCTCCCGTCTGATAAAAGTTAAAAATGTATTCTCTTCTGTCATATAAATGACAACGTATTTATGATGGAAACAACACGAGTTTCCAAAATATGGTGCCCGCAGCAGGACTCGAACCCGCGACGCAGGAATTTAGAATTCCCCGTTCTACCTCTGAACTATACGAGCTTCAAAAACTTTGTTGCTAGATTTTGATTTAGGGTCTTTTGAGCGACAAACGCCTCACCATACTTATGAACCTTTGAATGGCAATTACGACATAATACGGTACATTTCTCCATTTCGTCAACAATTCGCTCCCATGTATAGGTTCTTAAAACAGATGAAATTGTAAAGTCTTTTTGTTTAGGGTCAATATGATGTAGGTCCAAACAACACACATCTTGTTCTTGACAGACCGTACAGTAAGCATACTGCTTAAACAAATTGTAAAATTTTTGAGCACGACTCTTTTGTTGTCGCACGTAACGCTTAATCAACTTTTTCTTGTTCGCTTGATAGTACATTGCGTCATTTTGTTTCATGCATACAATACACTGACGTTGCAAGCCATCAGCAGTCGAAGTTCGTTTATAGAACTCGGACGGTATTTTTGATTTTTTACACTTTATTTCGAGACGCCGTCCCCTTTCAACTAATCTATAAATAGGGTTATGAAGCCAGGAGAATGAAATGAAGAGACTACTATTAACACTTTGCTTACTGATCAGTACAGTGGGTGTATCAGCTCAAGACTTTTCAAAAGAACGTTCGTATGTTCATCAAATTCAAATTCAAACAGCTAGTGGTTCTGGTGTGTCAATTGCTGATGGTTATTTGATTACTTCTGCTCATGTGGTTTTAGCTATTCCAAAAGGGTCAATTGTCATTGATAATTATGCCAGGGCACGTGTTGTCAAGATAGATCCTTTTGGCGATTTGGCATTATTATATGCACCAGATATACACTGTCCTTGTGCACCTTTGGCGGATGGTATTCCAAGCATCGATGAAGAATTAGTTGGTGTTGGTTATCCTCTGTATCAACTTGTGGAAGTTCAACTTGCAACAGAGGGTCGCTTTCAAGGTCTCAATAAGAATGAACAAATGGTAACAACGGTGGATATTACGTTTGGTAATTCCGGCGGTGGAATGTTTACGAAGAAAGATAGCAAACTCGTTGCAATCGTTGATTCAATTATTGGTATCCCACAAGGTCCACCAAATTTCAATATTTCTGATATGCATCATTACATTGCTATTGGCGTGTCAGTTCTTAAAGTTCGATCATTTATTAAACTGCCAACAGGTCAGCCTACAGTAAACGGACTAAGCTCACTTGGTCCAGAAAAAACGATGACAAATTAACGACTCGGGACTTCCAGAATTCTGAGAGCCTGTTCTGCATCTCGTAATGCAGTCTGAGCAGCTCGAAGTTGATCTTGATATCGAAGAACCATAGCTCTTTGAGCTGCTGATGGATGTTCCACCTGACGAAGCTCAAACAACTTATCTTCCAATTGTTGAACTCTCATTTGAAATGAGGTCATGTCCTGACGAACAACAATTTTTTGACTAAGTTGTTCTTGACGTTGTTGGTATTGTTCAAAGTTAGCTGTTTTCACATACCGACCATCTACTGCTGCAGCAGCGGTTGCAATGGTAACAATCGCCGCTACTCCGGCAGCAACTTTTGTAAGTAATTTATTAGCAGATAAAAAATCGGATACAGCCATGTGAATCCTCCAGTTGAGGATATTTATGTTTGGCAGGGAAAACTCGGGGGCACATGGCCCCCGATTATTACACTATTTCCAACGAGGTACCACATTCTGTGCAGAACTTGGCATTGGCCTTATTCATGTGATCACATGTGGAACACTTCTGTTTCTTTTTTACTGTAACTGCTTGTACAACCTGTTTACCTGTTTCCGTCTGTCCCAACAACTTTAATACCAAACTGTACTTTTCAGCTTGTGTTGGAAACCATGCTGCTGTTTGAAATTTCTGTTCTGACACAGAACCTGCAGCAGTAATACCAGCATCGTTTGCAGAAAAATTTCCAGAGGATGCTGGACATGAATCATACACTGTTTGTGAGAATGTATTTGCTGAATTTAGCAATACTTGCTCACCGTGATCACCACTAGAGCCGATGAGCGATGTAGCGGATTCTACTCCTTGACCACCACTAGAATTAAGAGTTGCTCCCCTCAAATTACTAGTTCCGGAATTAGCTTGGATTAGATTCGAACTCGATATCGCCCCGGCGCCGTACCAAATTGGTGGAGGAGTATGCAGTTCATTCCAACCCAAGCGTCGTGGCCAACGTCGTTCAATTTCAACAACCTCTTTATAAACATATTCAGTTTTTGGTGCACGTTGTTCAAATTGATATTCAACAACAACTAATCCATCTTCACCACCAATACCTCGATGATTTTCAACGGAGGCGTTGCGCTCAATAAACTTGAAGCGATTACCTTTGTTAAAGTTTCCATTCTTAACAAATCGCTCAATTTCAATAGACGAACTCGCAGGAATGACAAACGTCGTTCCTTCACCAATATCATTGCCGTCAATCAAAATTTTGATTGAAGCACGAACTGTTTCGAGATTCTTAATAAAAATTGAGTATTCTGCGCTGAATGGCAGATAAACGATGTCCTTAAATTCACGAAGGACTTTACCGTTGGATTTGATAGCTACGGCTAGCTTATTTCCATACATCATTGCGACCCCTCTTATACGGACCACTCACTAAGATCCTAATTTATTAAAGTGAGTTAAGTGAAGGTTCGGTACTACTACCCAGCCTTCTAAGTCGTGTGTAGTTCTATATATGTGTTATAAACGTGAAGTTCCTTAAACTGTTTTACGTTTATTGGCGGCTTGCAAATCTTGTTCAATTCGATGATCGGTGTCTTGAAAATCTTCTTGTGTTGCTTTCATAAGCAATTCACGTTCTCGTACTGTTAAGGATTCAATCAAATCACCAGGCTTAGAATCATAATGAGACGAATAGGTGGAATGGAGCCATTTTTTCATAAAGGCGCGATCTATTAGTTTCTGAATGACTACCGGAAGTTTTAGTGCTTTCATTTTTCCGTATCCTGTTGGAATAGCTTTACTAGTTTCTTGAATGAATTGCTCATGAAGAATTTGTACTTAGTATAATTTTGGCGGAAGTTTTGTTTTGTCTTGCTCCCTCTTCCAACGCATAATCGCCGCTGAACGCTTGCGATTGCGTTTGATGCCTGGGCGCTCGTATGCCTCAAGTTCGTGGAGCTTTTTGAGGACACCACCGGCTTCAACCTTCTTCTTCAATTTACGAAGGGCGACTTCGATGTCCTTAATGGACTGTCTTTCTGGATTAAGATCAATCTTTGGCATTTGCTCTTTCTTATAGTCTATTTGGGTCAAGCCACCCAAAGGGCCAATCAGAGATAAAGTTGGTCAGTGCCACACTCTTGTAGACTCTCAGTATACTGGTATCTTTCAATCCAGCATTCCTCGAACCGTAGCGGCTTGTTACCATCAGCCAGGACTATACTACCCAATAGTTGGACCGTTTCTAACCCTTACGAAGGGATTGATATACGTTATCAACAACGCTATACAGTTATCATTCAAGCGAACTTGTTTGAAGACTCCATATAGGCTACAGTAGATGAAGTATCACTCACCCATGCAACTGATTGGCGTAGATTACCAGCTTGACCCAGTAGGAGCTTTCCTCCTCTACATGTATTTCTTACGACCCCTTTTCCATCCCTGTTCAAGATAGACATTAGCAGCATCTTTAAGAACTGACAAGCATTTTCTCTGTTTGTCGCTGTAAATCCAAATTTTACCAAATTGAGAATTGCGTTTTCCTTTCTGGAGTTGCGAGTTCTTTTCGCCAATACTTCGCTTACTTTCCTCCGTATGTTGTTTCCCTGCAAACCCACCCAAAGCTCTGTTAGCAGAATTATACAAGCCAACTTGAAGCTCTTTCGCACGATTTGTTCCTCGAATGCTCCAGACATGGCGCTCTTCAATGGTATATAACTCGTTTATTGCCTGGCGACCCTTTGCCGCCCATTGTTTCCTTTTTTCCGCAGGACGAAATTGTTCCAGGTTATCATTAACAAAGCTAATGGAATTTCGTCCACCTCGAACAAGATTGTATGATTTGTTTTCTTGAAGGGTTGTTTCGTTAACGAGCAGTTCCTCCATAAAAAACATATCATCAGGATTATCGAAGACGGCCAATATCACCTTCGAAAAGTTCTCTCGGCCATATTTCTTCACAGCACGCCTGATAAGCGTACCCGACCCCAGATATGCATCATCAATGTTTTTGGTTTTATGAACTCCAACATACGTTCTACCATTCACATTGTTTATAGTTTTGTACACCACATAATGATATTCATCCATATCACTATTTATGGTTCGATATTAAAACTCGAACAAAACCATGAGAAGTGATTAACTCCTCGCATTAGCGGGAGAGGGAATCGAACACCCCGGCCTTCAGGTTATGAGCCTGACGAGCTGCCACTGCTCTATCCCGCAATAGAAGTACATCTTATTTATGATTGAGGGTAAAGTCAACATAGATTTGGAAGTTGAGCTAAAATACGATCTTCAACCGTATCATCAACAATAAAACTTTCATATGGAATTGAATGCTTATGTAACAATTCCTTCAATTCAACATCTTTCTGTTTTGCCTGTTCTTCTGTTTGATTGCGACCGGCTTCGATATAAGGAATTGCTAGATTGCGTTCTAGGAAGATATTAATGTTGGTGTACGAATGAAACACTTCAAGTAAGAATGGTTCAAATGTTTTAGGAAACCAATCAGGCATATACAAGAGTCCCAGAAGAATTGAGCTATCAACGATTGCGTAATCAATATCATGACGAACGAGACGACGAATCATCCGATGTTGCTGGGCAAAGATATAGTCTTGTTCGGTAAAGATGTGTGACATGCTTTCCCACACACAATCTTTTGCGAATTCATGAACAAATTCAACTTTGTAACCTTTCTTCTTCATCTTGCCGAAGAGTAAAGGAGCAATAGTTGATTTGCCAACGAAAGGACCACCAAAGAAATTTATAACTGTTAGTTTTTTATTTTCTTGCATTACTAAATCTCCTAGAACGGTGATATTACCTCACCGTTCTAGAGAATACAACTATAGAAAATAATGAATGATATCATAATGATCATCAAAACATTCATCACTATGAATTTCACTGACAGGAACCCAAAAAGCATCGCGGGCGTCATCACCACCTTTAACAGGTGGTAGTGTACCAGGTGGAAGTTCAATCAAGAACGCATGAGTAATTGTGCGACCACGCAAAGAACGCTTTGGAGCATCAAACACATGTGATGCTTTAATAGAACCTTTCAACACTGGTCCAGGTACTTTTACACCGGTTTCTTCACGAAGTTCACGAATAACACCATCGATCAAAGTTTCATCTTGTTCAAGGAATCCACCAGGCAACGCTTTCAGACCTTCCCCTGGTGCAGCATCTCGAGTGACCATTAAGACATGCCCGGATTGAACAACCACAGCATCAACTGTAACAAACGTCGGCGGGAATGGAGCAACTTCCCAACGTTTCTTGTACTGTTTGATGATGGTATGTTCCTTTACCAGTGTTTTATACTCCTGCGTCATTTTGAACACTTCCAAACGACGGAACACTGGCGCTGACAGAATAGTTTGCAAAAACTTCAAATTCTTACCTTCAAAATACAACTCACGAATGTCTGTCGCATTAACCATGTCATCCATCTCGTGTTCAATGAGAGTCCACTGTGGGAACATTTTCAGATAATAGCTGCTGTCATCTTTTGAATGACCAATAATTGCAACACGGGGAGGTTTGTCTGTCCATCCATTACTATGAACAATTCGATCAACTTCTTCTTGAATACTAGCCGCCCACATTTGATCGTTATACAACTGATCACGAATGAAAGCAACCCTAATATTTGCAACTTGATCCGGAAACGTGTCGTATAACATGCTTTCACGTTCGGTAACGGTAAAGGGATTCTTAGGTGTACGAGGAGAAAAAGAACTTCCCATGCAAATAATAACCTTATCAGCGATTGATAAAGCAGTATCAACCACTAGTTTGTGGCCAGCATGGAATGGTTGGAACCGTCCAATGAAAATAACGTAATCGTAGATTTTTGACATATCGAACTCCTCGATATTAAAACAGATCGGTCTATTCCAATCCGTAAAAGCTTATAATCATCCTAACCTGTTTAACTTATAAGGTCAACAGGTTAGATTTATTGGCAATTACTTGTAGCTTGTTAGATGTTTACGCATATCTTCGCAACATCCCTTTGCGCAATTGCAAAGATCTGTATATTGCTTTTTATGCTCATCTGTCAATTTTTCTTTCAAACGTGCTTCGCACATTGATTGAACCTTTGCGAGATCCTCGCAACACTTTTTGAAAAGTGCATGTTCTTTCTGTTCGTGTGCTGGTGATGCATCACTAGCTTCCACAAGTGGAAGACCGGCAACTTTGCGAATGTAATTAAGATTCATTGTGAATTCTCCTAAGTCATTCTATTTATACGGAGAAACAAGAAAGGGCTAGTTTCCCAACCCTTCCTACAATTCAATTGTCAAAGCTTCATCCCACTCAAAGTGCTCATTTGGATAAGCACGAGGATTGACAATAACACGTGTTTCTCCAATCATGTAATCAAAACAATTGTGCACATGTCCATGAACGACTATGTTTGGCTGAACTTCAAGTATTTCAGGAACCAAATCTGAAATAAACGCCGGATTCATGTGATTGCCTTTGAAGCGCCGATGGACTGATTCTTCACTAATCCCATGATGGACCACAACGACAACCTTACGACCAAAATCTTTCTGCTCTTTAGCAGATTGAAAAACATATTGTTTTGAAGCTTTATGAACATCATACGTATCTTGTGGGCATAACCTGCGCCAATCATTGTTCGTTCGACGGTCCGGATGATCCCAAAACGTTTGTGAATAATCAGCCATGTAGTGTCTTGACAATTCCATCACTACTGGATTGCCTTTATTAAAATCCGTCCACAACGTAGCTCCAACAAATGCTACATCATCAATCACTTTTGTTTCATCTTCTAAAAGGTGAATGTTAGTGATACCATCTTTTGCAAAATGTTCTTTGAGCCACTCACGACTGTAGAGGAACGATCCGCCATTATAGAATTCGTGGTTGCCAAATACATAGATGATGTGTTTGAATTGTTCGGACATCATTTTGAAGAATCGTCTTCCAATTCTATCATAATGAGGGACTGCACATACGTCTCCCGCCAGTACAAGAACAGTGTCCTTGTCTGTTTCAAGTTCAATCATTCGAAGAATTGGAGCAAACTCCAAGTGGAGATCACTGATCGGTCTTATAATCATATATACATGTTTCCTTGGAAGAAGTATGAACAAATACACACACTCTATTTATATGTTTAGCCACAAGCATACAGGAAAGTCCTATATTGGCACAACTAGCAAAACTATTGATTGGCGGTTCAACAAACACGTCGTCGAGGCGCGATGTACGCTTCATATCAAAAGTAAGTTTCATCGTGCTATTCGCAAAGCCAAGTTTGAGAAGTCTGTATGGACAAAAACACTATTATACGTCTGTGACAGTTCCAAAGAAGCATTCCGAGCTGAAATAGAACTAATCGACACGTATGACACTTTTTATAATGGCTATAACACCACACTTGGTGGTAATAGTGGCCCCATTCTTCGAGGCAAAGATAATGGTATGTACGGAAGAACACACACCAAAGAAGTTAAAGAAAAAATTGGACAATTAACAAAAGAACGACTAGCAAACAAAACTTATGAAGAAGTTCATGGAATAGAAAAAGCGACACACCTTCGACAACAACACTCTAATGATATGAAACGAATTCGATTAACACGATCAGGTAAAGGCCCCAACAATCCCAACGCAAAAACTTTTGAGTTTATTGACCCCAACGGATTAATTCATCTAATAACTGGTGGTATGGTTAAGTTTTGTAGAGAACACGCTCTTCGTCCCGATGCAATTATCGATGTCAGTAAAGGACGAAGAACTGAATACAAAGGATGGACGGTGCGCTTAGTTTCTATTATTCGGGGACACAAAATATAGATACAGTGAGTCCAAGAAATATTCTATAATGATCAGAAAGATACGTCTGTTGTGCATGATAGGCGTCTATTTCTCTCTTCCAATTTTGAATACATGTTACAGCTGGTCCACTTTTTTCTTGCTGTAAATGATGAACATTTTCGTGTAAAATTACGGATTTACGCATCATATCATTATCAAGAAGTTCACGAGAGATCCATATTCGTCCATTTGAATAACAGGCCCGGCCTGATTTCTTACAAACAAGAGGAGCATCATCTGTTATACCAAGTGTGTACTGAGGATACTCTTTTGGTAATGGCCAGCCTTGTTCATCGTGTAGGATTTTAAACATTTCACGGCCTTCAATATCAAGATCGGTGGCGTGACAGTCGGTGGTGATAAGCAATGCTGCCACAAGGAGACATCTTAGTGACAAATAAATCTTATTGATGACCATCCGATAGTCCAGCACAATACAACTCCTAAATTTCAAATCACATATTTTTCAATCGACGGGGTTCGATGTATTGAGCAGTGAGATACAAAGTGCAAAACTTTTATTTCAAACGCTCTTTTGCATATTCAATAGCACTGTCCATAGCGGTGATATGATTCACCATGCCATCAAGAATATCAAACATTCTTGAACCAATACGAATAATATCAGCAGCCACAACCATTGGATGGGTTGTACCAATGATATCATGGTGAACGGAAATTACACCGCCAGCATTTGCAATAAAATCAGGACAATACGTAATACCAGCGGCTTCTAGTTCTTGATTTGCTGCTTTTTCAACAGCATTGTTTGCAGCACCACAAACGATATCGTAATGTGATGCCATCAATGCTGCATCACCAACACGAAGTGCTGGTCCCAATGCACATGGTGCAAATATTTTGATTTTTCCTGCAAGTGGTTCTGGTTGCAAATAAGATGATGACTGTAACGCCTTAATAGAAGGGAACCGTTTGATCAACGCATTAACCTTCCAGCCATCCGTGTCCGTCACTATCACTTCTGCTCCTGCATGAACCAACATTTCACATAACATTGAACCAACATTTCCAACACCTTGAACAACGACAGTTGCATCACGCAGTTCATATATACCAAGTTTAATGCCAGCAATCATGGCAGATAAAACACCAAGTGCCGTTGCTGGTCCTGATGGTTTTTCATTCTTCGGACAGTATGGAGTTACCGAAGAAATAATTGTCATGTCACCCGGTTGACAACCAACATCTTCCGCAGTGATATATGTGCCATTGAAATAATTAACTGCTTCACCGTATGATTTTAACAACTCGGAAGTTTTCTTTACCCCGGGAGGCAAATTTATAACAGCTTTGCCACCACCACATGGCAATTCTGCCGCTGCATTCTTGTATGTCATTGCTTCACTTAAAGCAAGCACATCATTAAGCATATCTTGTTCAGTAGCGTATGACCAAAACCGTGTACCACCAAGTGCCGGTCCTCTTTTTGTTGAGTGAATAGCAATGATGGCTTGTAATCCTGTGTTATCATCATTAAATTGAACGACTTGTTCATGCGTTGGACTATGCAATGGTGTAATCTTCAACATGTGGATTCCTTTTATGAAATAATGATTGTCAAAGAAGTAGATTAACAAATCAACCTAGTTGATTAGCTTGTCCCAAATCATAGGCGCGATTCTTCCAACCCTTAGCAAATACTTTCAATTTTGAATTGTTGGCAATCAACCGTTGATAGAAAGCCCACACTTCATGACAATATGCAGTGAGAAGTGTTTGTTCATCATCACCATCGTGGCATGCGTTAATGGCATTGTAAGAGGCCTTACCAAGATTACCATCAACCGTCAAGTTAAGACCAAAGGCCTTGTTGACTGCCGTCTGAAGAAGAATGTGAGAACGTTTTGCTCCCATATTAACTGCAAGATCAAAAGTTTTTGTTGCGATAGT